TCACCCCTTATTGCTGCGGTGCTGGTTGTGCTGGCTGTGCCTGCTGACCACTATTTTGTAACATTTGTATAGCTGCCTCAGCAACTTTGGCTATAAGCCGAGGATCCCCAAGAGATACCAAAGCCTGTACTATCTGCTGCATCATCTGTTGTTGTCCACCACCGGCATCAGCAGAGGTTTGTGTAGCCTGTCCTATCATTCTATCTTGCATAATTATACCTGTTCTTTTTTAGTTCTTATTCTTTTTGGTTTATCTGGTGTTTCTGTTGCTGTTACTTTTACTGTTTCTGCATTCTCTACTTCTAGTAGTTCTTCCGGTGGAATAGGTTCAAAAATAGGTTCTTCCGGTTTTACTACTTTCGTTTTAATGGGAACAGGTTTACTCTTATCTACCCATTGACCATCAATCCATAATTTTGCCATATTGTTTTTCCTTTAAAGTTTATTATTTAGGATTTAGTTTTCTAAAAATATTATATTCATTACTTAAGCTATCTTTTTTAGACTGCATAATCTTTATACTATCACTAACTATATTAAGTTCTTTTAGTAAAAGTGGAGCTTTTTTCTTTGCTGCCAATTGTAACCGTTTATTTGTTATATCTCCCATGCCATCCAAAGTAAATAATATGCCGTCTTTCTTTTTTTGCAGATTATTTAATGTCTTGGAAACATCAGAATATAACTGCCCATCAAATTCTTTCTTGTTTTTCTTTTCTTCACCTGGTTCAAAAATACTATTTAAAAAATCTATATCTTTCATAAAGTCCTCCAATCTCTTGTTACTGTTCCAAAGGATATCATATCCTCTTTCTTTTTTTCATTATAAGGAATATCCTGTGGCCGCCTACTAAACATTATAGCTATATGTAGTGCATCAGGTAAATCATCATGAGCAGCTTTACCCATATTCTCCAACTGGTGTTCAAGGTCAAGCATATTGAGATTATGTATTATTGTATTTGTCTGATATCTGCCTAATAAAACATTTACCATCCTTTCCATTTTATTGGTGGTGGGTTTAAAAGCATCCGCTCTTATACTGACATTGTTTATTCTTGCTACACGTCTTACATCTTGCAATACTTTTATTTGATCAGATATACACTCTATTATTACCAGTTTATGTCCGAACTCATCTATAGCCTTACGTAGTATCTCGTCTACTATACCTCTTTTTCTTATATTGCGTTTCTCTTTACGGAAAGTATCTTCTGTTGACTTATCCCATGTTTCGTCACGTGGGCCCATTTTACCTTTCACATACTGGATAACATATATCATATCATCACTGCCATGACCTATTATCATAATAACAGTATCATCTGCTCTGGTATTTTCTGCACTGGCCAAATCTACTCCCATATATATATCCACATTAACGTATCGGTCTTCATCAACTATATAAACGTACGGAATATTATTCTTTTTTACAAGTCTTAATTCTTTTTTTGTAAACATATCCTTGTTAAACTTTTTGTTATCCGGCGACTGCATCCTATTAAGGAACTCCTGATAAAAACCATCTATAGTATGTTCCATTAACTGGGTACGGAATATATTAAGTATGTGCTTTAAATCCTGTCTGTCGGGCCATGCTATAGTTTTACATTGTTCCTGTAATCTCAGTATAACATCATCATCCGGCATCTCAAAATTCATGGTATAGTTGTCATAATTAAGTTGTTCCAATACCCACTCAAACTCATGAGCTTCTATTATTGGTTGTTCATAATAACGCCATATAGCATTCTTCTTAAGACTTTCTTCCTTTATCTCTACCGGCACGGTATCCTCATGGACTATAGTACCAATAAGAGTAGCCTTACCCCTAATATCGTCTATAGAGTTTATAGCCTGTTTCCAGTACCAGGTACCTATTTTCTCTCTGCTCTCTTTGGTTAATACCTTATCCTCTTCATAGATATCATCAAATATAGCTCTGGTGGTTCTTATAGTATCTTTACCTATATTTATACCCCTGGTCTGTTGTCCTGCCCCACGAGGAACAATATAGATACCATTCTTGGTTCTGAATAAATCTTTCCTGTTTGGTTCATACTCATCTATAACCCTTTCCGGTTTGAAATCACCAAATACCTGGGTGAACTTACCACGACCCATAATAAAGCTCCTAATAGCCTCTGTACGCTCTTGGGCATGAGTAAGCGTCTTAGAGTATACCACAATAAGTTCGTCCGTTAGAAGGCACTCGTAGAGCTTCCCCTTGTATCTCAGATAGCTAGTCTGACCCTTAAACGCTATAATATATGCCGGGAATGCCATAGTAGCCATAGTTGTTTTAGCGCTGCCACGATAAGCCACTATGCAGTTAAAATTGTTAAATTTGGATGGCTTGATTACATTTATACGTTTAAAATTGCTGTCTACCTCGGCTATTCTGGTGGACATCAGCATTTCTCTACAAAAGTTATCATGGAACTCCGGTGACAGGTTAACACAAGATGCTGCCATAAACTCACGTACAAATAACTGTAATCCGGTTATCTTTCCTGTATTATCAAGATATTTTGTTATATCCATTATTTAGACCTTTTTAAACTATTCCAGAAATAACTTGGTACCTGTTCTATATTGTCTGTCTCATCAGGGTATTCTTTCTTAAATTTCTTTTTATCAATATCTATCTGGGTATGCCTGTTTCTATCCTCCATAAGTATATTTAGGTAATCTTTATCACTTTTGTTTATTCTGAAAGGATTTATAAGACTTACTGGATCGGGTAAACTTTTAGCCGGTTTACCACTAACCATATCATATATAACTTTGGGTGCTTTTAGGAATATATTATTGTTTGGATCTTTCAGTATATCTCTTGCATATTCGCTCTCATCTGTATGGTTTAATGCTATACCTAACAAGAATGCTTTCTCGGTAAGGAAACCGTTAAACAAACCAAGAGATGTTTTTCTTATTAAGTCTATATCGGCATCTATTTTTATATTGCTTACCATTTTACCATCTTTATCCAGCTGTTTAGCAAACTGATATTTGTTAGAATGATCCTGTATGTAGGTATTATCAGTTAAATCCATAGCAGCCTGTGCTATCTCACCGCCGTTTTCACCCATAAGTCTGCCGTAACTATCCATTATACTATAAGTCCAACCGAAATAATAGGTCAAGTCTTCCCACAAACTATTCTGTTGATCTTTTTTTAGTCCTGTTAAACCAAGTATAGCGTTACCTATCCCAAATGCCAAACCCTGTTTGATATAAGACTTTATAGTATTAGCAGTAGCCAAACCTATATATTCTTTTGCGTGTCTTTTTAGCGTTTTGTTCCAGTTGGTATAATTACGCAGGTTACCATTTATATCCGGCATTGTTACGGAATTACCATTAAAAAACTCCTTATCTATCATTTTGTATAAACTAAGTCTATGCGATTCCTGTAATTCCCTTCCAATGCTGGCTATTTTACTGCTCCTATAAGTTAAAAACATATTATACAGTTTACCAAATTTGGTATTAGATGCCTGTGGTCTGCCAAAGGAATCATATAGACCCTGAGTAGAGTTTATAGCGGTCATAGCGGCAATAAAGTCCAATCCTTCATCTATCTTGTTGGTCTTCTTGGAATTCTCCGCTATTTCACCACTTTTAATAATATAACTCCTTTCTATACCATCAGCGCCATTGTATTTACGGACAGCGCCCTCCTGTTTTAATTGCAGACCTGCACCATGCCATAAACTTTCTATCTGTTTAAGGAAATCATTACCTACTTCTCCAAATGCCTTTATTCTTGTTACCTCGCCCGACCGCTCACGTTCCTCTTTAGACATGACTATTTTCTTATAGTCCTGTAAAAGGTTATTCTTGGGTTTACCCACATCAGCTACACTCTGGAAATAGGTAATATTACTCATATTACCCAAACCAATATAGGCATTTTGTTTTACTCTGCCACCTATTGGTAAGGCATTATCATTAAATAATGATTTAACAAAGAAAGGGGTATTGTAAATATATTTTAACATGGATTTCATGCCACCGGTTCTTACTATATCAAGCGTAGCCAGATTATTAGCTGCAAACCGTGGCATATTAGGACCGCCTATAGCGCTTGCTACACCAAGTCTGGTAAGCAGATCTATAGCCATCTCCGGTAATTTTAGTATAGCTTCTGACCTATTGGTACGTTTATTTATGTCTGTTTTATCCATAGTAATAAATTTAGCCAGAGTATCTGCAAAACCAGTAAGATTACTTGCTGAATTAACTATATAGGCTGCTCTATCTGCCGGCACATTGTATACCTCATTCTCATTAAGATAATCACGTATTTTGAGCATACTATTTTCCTTGTTTACCACCCCTCCGGATATCCAGTCTACGGTATTGGGTTCTTTCACTATACCATGTACAAAACTATCACCGTCCGGGATAACAACATCTTTTTTATCACTAAATGGCATTTCCACATCCTTGGCATCTATCTGTACTATATCACCTATATTTAGCTTGGTACCATTGGTCTTATCATAGAATCCATAACCTGCTCCGGTTTCACGCCTAAAAGCATCCAACACGGCTTTTCTGGCTATAGGATGTTCGTCAAGCTGTTTCATTTTATTGTCGTAGAACTTAAATAACAGGTTGGCAGTACGTAATCTTAATGATTCCGTAAATGATGTATGCCATTTATCATAAGCGTCAGTTCCTTTGTAGATACCATAATCACCCTTATAAAACTCATCCAGCCCTTCACCTCTTAGTTTTAATGGCAATAAATAATTATTAGACATTTCATAACTATAACCATGAGTATGAGCGCCCCACACATTAAATTTATTATTTTCTTTTATGGTTTTATCATTCTTTAGTTCTAAATTGGTTTCACTAATAACCCTATCCATTATTTCCTGTTCATCTTTTGAAAGTAATAACCCCATATCCTTTTTAGCGGTTACTATATTTTCTACATCTATACCATATTTACCTTTTATAACTCCTTTTAAAATCCCTCTCTTTTGGAAACCATTAAGTACTACCTTACTTTTTTGGCTGCCTACTTCATCTCCTATTTGTACTGGATTGTCTTGCCATAAGTTACCATCTTTATCTTTCTCCAGCCATAGATAGTTATGGAAAGTTAGTTCACCCAGTTTTTTATCTATAAGTTCCATGTCTTGTGGTTTATTTGGATCAAGTTTACTGACATTTATATATTCTTCTGTCATTTTCTCTTTCATTTTAGAGTTAAACTTTTCCCTATGTTTCTCTGTTTTAAATATTATTGGTACAAACGGAGTATAAGTGTTATTATTTTCTAAATCTACTAGGTAGTTCTTTATCTGCCTTATCTGGTTATTTATATCTTTACCTGCTTCCAATACTCCTATACCTTCACCATACCTGTCTCTTAGGTTACTATCTATATCTATGAGCATATTCTTAAAACCATTTAGATATTTAGGCATATACCATCTATTGTATTGTTGTAACATAAGAGTTGTACGCATAGCAGATTTAACCTGCTCTATACTTATATCGTTTCTATTGTCTACAGAAGAATTTTGTTTTACATAGTCAGAAAATTCTCTTATATCTTTATTAGAACCCATTACATGTATCTGGTCTGGTTCAAAAACAACATATTCTCCCATTTTACTTTTAGGTTCAATATTAAGTATAGCGTCATTTTTCTTAGAATTTATCTTTTGACTATGACCGGGATTCTTGATATCTAAAATAGCTAGCACTAACTTATTATCGCTTATAGCGGAACTAATCATATTTCGCATAGTTGAATTTTCATAACTATAGTTTATCCCTAATCCCGAATAGTTCATTATTGTATCAAAACTATCAGCAAAATAAAAACCGTTACCAGACGAATTAGTTCCTTCTCCTTTTCCAAAAAAATCTTTGGAGAACCTCCCTTCTTTTCCCACGTTACCAAAGTGGAAGGCTATATTTTTTAGTTTACTGTTTGGAAATATAGTGTTCAGATATTCGGTATACTGATCGGCAGTTCCTATCTTTGATAAATCGGTAGTATTATATATTTCGTTTATTCCAATCAATTCTTCTTCTTTTCTTTTTACTGTATTCTTATTAAGACTGCTATATCGTTTAGCAAATGTCTCACCATAATCCGCCGTAAACTTTTCTACTACTTTGTCCAGCTCTTCTCTGGCATCTTTGTTTGGTATTTTGGTATCATTTACCATTCTTGTTAATCCGGAACCTTTAGCCCATGGTGTAGTAAAAAACTCTGTCTCTTTACCATCTTTTCCCACAACTATCATGTTCCCGGTTTCTTCGTCAAACTTTACATTCTTAAGTTCTCTACTGGCAATAATATCTGTTACTATGTCATAGTTTACATCTTTACCACTCTCTCTATGGATCATATTGAGCATACTTTCACCGAGATTACCCATACCTTTTACTGCTTCCAATGCCAGGTTAAAATGAACCATAGCCTGATCAGCTATACCGGTTGTTACTATACTACCTGATGGTCTCATGGTATTCCATTTAGCCAAATGACCAAAAGTCCATACTGTTTTTTTACCTGTAAGGAAATCAGTTATATCTATAAACTTATCATCACTACTATTTATCTGTGTTTTCTTGCTAAAATACTGCGATATAAATATAGGCTCAGTATGGTTCATAACCATCTTGGTCATAAAATCATCTTTCAGTCTCATGGGCTTCATGGCTTTTCTATAACTCTGCATAAAGTCTACTATACCCATCCACTGAGCCATACGGTTGTATTTATTTTCCGGTGACATATCTTCCATGGTTTTGATAAATGATGGCGACTGCACCATATCCTTTAGCCATGATAAACCATAAATTTCCTGACCACGTTCTTTCTCTAGTAAATCTATTTTACCAAGTATATTATCTCTATTTTTGGTCCAGTCGCTATTGAACATTTCTACCAGTTCACTACGGTCTGCTTTTGTTTTGTGGAACTCTTTCTTAAGTTCTCTTGCATTATCTATAGCGGTTAAACCCAGTATAGTACCTCTATAAACTCCCCTAAGTAATGGCAAACCCACGCCAATAAATAAAGTAGCAGCTGCAAAAAAAGATGGATCGTAAGCTGCAAGGTTCTCATTTATTTTCCTTATCTCTTTACCGGATTCTTTTATTCCCTGTGTTATTTCATTCTTAACTATATTACCAACATCAGAAATAGAGGTATTGGTTTGTTCTGGTTCTGGTTTTGGCTGTTCCTCTACCATGTCGGTAACTTTATCGGGAGATTTGGCTATCTTACCCATATCGGTATAAAACTCATCAAGCATGCCGGGCATGAGTTTGTTGACCATTTTAGGTCCAAGGTCAATATTAGTACCATACTTATTTATATTCTGTATATCACGTTCCATTTCATCTAATCTATACTGGCCAACAAATATTCTGGGATCTAAAGCTGTAGCTATTGCTCTCTTTTTACCATCCTCGCTTAAAGTCTTACCATTTATACCCTCTTTGGTTAATAACTCTATATCTTTCATTTTGGTTTCAGGTGTAACAGATGAAAACATGATATTCTCTAATAACTGTAACCTGCGTCTGCCTTTGGTAATATCGTGTTTATTGTATTGTAACTTTGTGGCATCACCAAAAAATGTGATATAGGTAGATTTACCTGTTTCATTTATTTTGTATAATTCGGAATCAGCCTTTGTATAAACTTTACCTGTCTCATCAGTTATAACGCCTACTATGTTATTATTTGCTAATCTTTTTATCTTATTCCTATCTACACCAAGCCTTAATAATAGTCTTGGGTCGGAAGGCACTACAACTAAATCATAAGTATGTTCTTTGTTATCTCTACCTTTTAGTTTTGTTTTTATTTCTTTGCTGTTTGGTATATAGGTTCTATAGTCGCCAAGTATTTTGTTGTTAAGTTGGATAGCGGCAAATTGTAATGTTGGTTTTGTTTCCAACAGATTATATTTATTGGTATCCCCTATTTTTTGTGGTGTAAGGGTAGAAGCATATTGTAAATAATCGGACTTAAAATCTCTCATAGGATACTGTTCTACAAGATAATTATAGAACTCTGGTGTTTCCACCTCGGATACCTTACCACTTAAACCTGCTTCCATAAACTGACGTACTTTAGAGTTAAGTTTGCCATATTTACTTTCCAAGCCATTATAGGTTTGGGTTCTTATTTTATCTGCTCTATACGGACTAAAAGAAGCGTGGACATTGGCTACATCTATATCTCTTATTGTTTGGTATAAAGAACTATTTGCAAGCTGTGGATATTCTGCCAAATTCTTTTTTGCCTGGCTAATAAGAACACTTTGCATTTCCAAATCTATAGTTTTACTATCCTCTTTACCGTAGGTTAATGTGGTAACCGGGGATGTTATAGATTTATAGAAATCTGTAAACTGTTTTCTGGTTGAACCAAGAGCTTTTTGTAGTTGTTCCGGAGTAACTATATTGCCATCTTGTATATCTATCTTACCTTCCAGTGCTTTTATAATAAGATCATTTTGACTGAACTTTACTCCTATATGACCATTCTTAGGATCAACCAAAGCAGTCTTAAGCGAGCCCAAATACTCGTTTATCTGTTCAAGTGCTTCATCATTTCTACCATAAGTAACAGTACCTACTTTTTTATCTCCTATCATAAGATCATATTGTTTCTCTATACCGGAATGGACTATAGTGTTTATTATCTTACTGGCGTTTGTTACCTCACCTACCTTGTTAGCAATAAATCTTTGTATAGTGTTAAATACAGAAAAAGGACTACTAATTTTATCTCTAAACTTTGCAAGTGATGGATCAGGTTTAAGACCTATAATTTCCATATTCTTCTGGAACTCTTGTACTCCTATACGATCTATGTCATATCTTCTGTAATCTTTATAATAATTGTTTACTTTGTCTTTTGATTCCCATAAGATATCCCATAGTTTATTTTTATTCTCTGTATTTACTGCAACCAGATAGTTGGTATCACCATCAAAATCTTTACCCTCTATACCCATTTTCATCTTAGGGGTGACCATAAAAGTATTGTTGCCTTTATCTACTCCTATAATTTTGGTAACTCCCATATTGGCAAATGTTTCTGTAGGTATAACGGTACTTAACATTTTGTTGTTCTTGTTGGTTATTTTATGTATATCCGCTATCTCTCTACCTACAACACCATAACCCTCTTTTAGTACTCTGCCGTCAAAAGATTCCGCTATAATCTTTTTAACTTTGCTCTCTATCTCCGGGTTCTTTCTTGTGCCATTTCTATATTCCTGTACCTGACGCTCTATATCATCCCAAAGTATCATGGTATTTTCTTTATCAAGCTTCATTTCGTGAACTCTAAGATAATCACGCACCACCATACGATATATACCGGTTATAGTTTTTTCATAACTATAAGGCATAAGTATAGGACTACTGCCAACCGCCTGACCGCTAACAATATTGTCTATACCTTTCGAAAGTAAAGAGTTTACTCTTACCATAAGTTCCGGTGCCGCGGTTATAGCGTCAGGATATTTCTCAAACATTCTTACTAGCTCCAGGTCATCAAGATTATTCTTGTCGATAGATTTTAGTAATAAGTCTATTGCTCCGGAAGGACTATTATTTAGTTTATCTATTAGAGCATTGTAATCTTTTAGTCTCTCATTGGAATCTTCTCTTATGATATCCAGAACTGTTTTATGAATATCGTATTTACCGTTATTTATAAGATCACGTACTTTCTGGTTAGTATTATCTATAGAACCATAAACAGAATTTAAACCAGCGGTAGTTCTGTGAGCATCATTCTTATTAAGTATTATTCTAAAGGCATCTATTGGTATATCTATAACATGGTCTGATGTTATCTGTTCGCCTGGTAACCATATCTTTTTACCTTTAAGAATATCTATATCAAAATTAAGTATTTTGGCGTTCTCTTTATCTATAAACAAACCAATGTTTTTTTCTTTTAGTTTCTTATTTATAATATCGTTACTGTCAAACTCAAATATAGCATGTTTTATAGCAAATCCCGGTAACGCTATTTGGTTCTTATTGCTGCCGCCAAACCCTTCCATACCCAACATACGGTTAAATATCTCCAGGTTACCATCCGTAAAATGACTACCACCATCATATGCGGTTTTGTCTTTATCCCAGTTAAGTTCTGTTGCTAAATCTTTGTAATCGTCTTTCCATTTTTCATCTGTATCCTCTATCTTTTTGCTTAGTCTCTCTGAAAGATTTGTAGTTTTACCTATAATAGTTTTTACATATAACTTGCCATCACGTTCTATAAATGAGGATGGTTTCTCTGCTGCAAATATTGACATAGCCAGATTATTGTCAGGCGCCGCATACTCAGTCTTGTTAAATAACGATCCCCTTTTAAATGTTTTGGAGAAATCTGTTTTATACATAGACTGTATGTACTTAGGTAAATCTTTGCCGGTATAACCAAATGCGGATGCAAATATTTTGGCATTCTGGATAGTCCATACCATAGAACCAAGTATTTCTTCCCCAGCGCTTCGTACTTGGTTCTCGGTATCTTTTAATGATAATGATTCTTCCGGCTTATAGGTAGTATTCCATGTTTCCATAGCCTTTGTTAGCTGCTGTTGGAACTTAGCGGCGGTTTTATTGTCATTTATTACAAAGTTATCAAAAAAGTCTTTATACGTAGTTATTCCTATACTACTTAGTAGCTCCTCTGCCTTGGAATTTAAATGTATTTGTTCCAGTTCCAATTCACCTTTACCAAATATATCAGAATATTCTTTAAAGATATTAAGTTGTCTGGAAATACTTTCCATACCTGATCTACCGCCAACCATAGTACCATCTATAACGTTGGTATTATAAAATATCTTTTTACCAAATGCACCATCTTGATAATAGTTGGAGAAATCACCCTTAAAGGATAATAACTGTTTTGTATTATTTGCTCCTGTGGCTATAATATCATTCTTAAGAAGGTCAATAAAGAATGATGGTACCGATGCACCACTGGTTATTATGTCATTTATATTGGCAAGTTGTTTCTTCTTTTCGTATAGTCTACCGGTCGTTTGTTCATTGGCCGGTACAAATTCTTTGTTAATCTCGTCATATTCATATAGACCGGGTTTAAATGGATAACCTTCTTCTTTCCTGTCCATATAGGTTAAATCCATGTTATCTATATTTACATGCTGCCAGTTATTAACTTTGGCTATCTCTTGGTATGGTCCAGCCTGAGAGAATGCTTTACCGTTCTGTCCTGCACCTATAACAGTAGTACTTATATTGGGATAAGGAGTTTTACCGTCCTTAAATACCGATATTTTTACAAGTGGTGTTGGTACTTTGTTGCTCCATGTATTATACACGTTTCGTAACCTTAGTTCCATCTCTTTGGGATCAATAAAAGTACCATATTTTGCTCTTATAGATTCCATATTGTTCTGTACAAAATCAGTATAGGCTTTATCCGGATCAATAGCTTTCTTACTTTGCAGCATATCAATAAATTCTATAGGGGTTTCTGTATTATAATCAGGAGAAAGAACTACCGCTTTAGTTGCTCTATAAGACATACCCTCAAATAGTTTACGTTCATCATTGTTTTTCCATATCATTTCTGACAGTTCATCATGTCGTCTATCGGTTTCTATGTCGTGAACCTTTATATCCTCACCGGTCTTTGTAAGATTTAGCTCGTTATTATCTGTGGTATTATTTTTAACCCTATTATTTATCTCATCAGTTATATTCTGGATAGTCTTTTTCTGTTTCTCCATCTGCTGTAGACTTCTTATGCCTCTATCCAGTGATAAACTCACGGTCTTTGGATTTATTCCTGTCCTGTCAGATATAAGGTCTTTTAGAACATCAAATAGTACACCCTCTTTACCACTTTTTAGCGTAACCTTCTGATAAGGATCATTAAGGATATCCACTCCTCTTTCTTTAGATGGTTCTATAAGATTATTAAGACTTTCCAATACTTTTGTTTCTTTGTTTACTACATCTTTTCCTATATCTCCCAAAGGGGTAATAACTGAACCAAGAGTGGTGGCATTCTCACCTACAAATTGACCAAAGAAAGATACGTCTTTTGGTTCCTGTTTAACTATATTTTTTCTGAGTTCATTCTCTGTTATATCTCTTTGTATCATTTTATCGGCAATAATACCGGATTCTTCTTCTGTTAATGGTCTGTTAAGACCTAACATTCTATCATTTAGGTGGTTGTCTATATTCTCTATCTCTTTTGTTAGTTCTGTTTTTTTATCCGGATTCTTGACAAGTTCTCTTTGCAATGATTTTTTGTATCCAGTCAATACATCAGAAGGTAATGTTTTTAGTGTTTGTTCTCCACCACGTCTTATTATCTCGGTAAACTGTTTATCCAGTTCTGACATTGGTTTCTCCAACGCAGCATCCAACCTTTGATAGGTACTAATATCCCTACGTAATTGACCGCTTTTTACATTTGTTTTTGTTTGTTTCACCACGTCAGGAACATGTAATACGCTAAATGCCATAGCATTTGAAAGTATCTCATCAGTGGTACCACCCAGGTTTAATACGGCACCTGTTCCAGCCGAACCGAGTACTTTACCGGTAAGGCCTACAGTCTGAGCTATATTTACTTTTAGAACCGGATTGGTTATGCCTCTATCCATAATATAAGAACTTACAGCATTAGAACCAAAGTTAGACAGATAACCCAAAGAACCCAATAATGCACCGGTTTTCATATCTCCAAGTTCACGTTCTATAAAACTCTCTATAAATGGTTTTCTTCCTATATCATCTATAGCTTTTACTGTATTAGCCGGTATACCGCTTATACCAAATAATACAGAAGTTCCCAGTGCATGTTCAGCACCGGTAGACAACCATTGTAACCATGGGGTTTTGTTCATACCGTATTGTAATAATTTACCTATACCGGTTGTCCCAAGTTTGGTGGTCATTCCTTTCATTATTGCACTGGCTGGACCAGCACCTACAGCAAATGACGGTAATATACCAACTATACCACCTGTTATTCCCATAGTCTTTTCAAATAGTGATGGTTCTCTATTAAGATCATCTACTGCTTTTTGCTGTAATGACCTGAACATTATATCTGTATTGGTTTCTATTTTACTATCGGGGACTATATATTTTTTGGTCTTTTCATCATATCCCAAACCAAACTGCTCAGCTACCCTGGTTTCTCTGTTATCAGTTGGAACCATAAAGAAAGATTCTGCTGCATTCTGTACAAATGATGCTACCGGTTTAGATAAATTATTATATAAATATTCCTTGGTTTCCGGACTGGCTATAGTATTACGTGCTTTCATTACTAAGTCTATACCAAAATTACCGGTAGATGGCATAGTTTCATTTGCTACCTTTTGTTCTATAGACTGTATACCAGCAGATAAATCAGTTCTATCTTTATTTTCAGATATAAGTTTTTGTTTGTATTGTTGACTTTCTTTCTGTTGCTTACTTTCTTCTGCTTTAAGTCTATTAACATAGTTAACTATATCTACAGTCTGATTTACTCTGTCAAATAAATCTTTAGCAATAGCAAACTTTTGTTTCTGTTTCTGTATTGCCTTTTCCTGTGTAATATTCTGGTCTTCAAACATTATTTGCCTATATCTATTTTAGAGTATATTTCTGAAATAATAGCTGCTTTTTCTTTTTTATAGATACCCATAGTAGGGTTAAGTTTGTCAAATTTTGTAAATCTGCTTTCATCTTTTATTCCTACTGCATTTGCTAGAGCTTTAAGATCAGAGTCATATATACGACTTAGGTTATAGTCATCTTCTTGTGTAAACTCATCATTTCCTTTAAACTTTAAACCATCCCAATATCCTTTCTCCAGTTTAAAAGTTTTACCGTAATTGTCTTTAGGAAAAGCAAGAGAGTTGAACAAGGACTGTTTGTTTTCATCAAGACTTGTAAACGCTTTTCTTCCTACGTCTGTTTTCACAGGATCATAATTGGCATCACCATATTTTATATCTGTTGGTAAAAAAGTTTCGTTATTATTTACTGTTAATATGAAAGCGCCTAATGCCTGTGCATCTGCATAACTCTGATTTTTTATATTTATAGCTTTTTTGTTTTTATCCCAATCATACTGATAAGGTTTCATTTGTCCATAGCCATTTCTTACGGATTGCATTGCTTCTGTATAAGCTGCTGACCACGAACTACTGTTGTATGGTTTTTCTCCTCCTTCTTCTTTACTATTATCATAATGCTTTTTAATAAATAGACTACCATCTTGACCATTACTAAAAATGGTAAAATAGTTTTCCGGTACCGGTTTACCATTTGCATCTTTAATAAGATTACCTTTTCCATCTTTTTTGTAAGGTCTATAATGTAGTTGTAAACTTCTCACGTTGGCGTTATTTATGGTACCATCTTTATTCATAGTAGCAGAACTTAATACTGTAGGCCTTCCACTCTCGGTCGAACCGGTTGCTACTTTAGGAACCTCAGTAAGATTTCTTGATCCACCGCCGCCGGAACCTTCATAATAGATACCAACACGACCCTGCTTTTCTGTATTGGTTACTCTAAATCCCGGTACATCTATATTTACAGGATATTCTTTGGCCTTGTTATAAAGGGCATAAGTAAGTAAATCCTTCATATTACTTATAGGAACATTCTCGCCATAAAACATAGCCAGTGGAATATTACGTACATTGGTCATAGCGTTTTTCATTAGTTCGTTTATGTTAGAATCTCTGCCTACTGCACGTTTAACAAAATTCTCTATAATAGGAGCGAACTCAGCACCTTGCAGCTCGTAAGCAGGATAGGTCTGACTGGTATTACCAAATATAGGCGATTGACCCTCTGTGCCCTGCACTGAGACGTTATTACCGGCATTATAACCTATAGACGTAAGTCTATTCTTTTTGGCATAAGCAGTAGCATCTTCTAAAGACATTCCTTCTGTACCGGTTGCCTGTTTTTGTATCTCTTTTCTTATATCATTTATCTTCTCTTCACGTTTAGATATTACATCATTAACACTAATATCCCTGGTTTTATTTATCTTTAGATTCTTAAAGAATGCATCCTGTACCGTTCCGGCTGCTTCCTCGGAGAACATACCGCCTATCTGTTGTCCAAGGTTATGGAGATATTTCATAAATAGTTCTTCTTGCATATATACTCCTATTTTAACCAAGATGGACGATAACTAAATTGTTTTGCCGGATCAAATACGTATTTCTTTTTTTGGTCTACAAGATTACCATATTTATCATAAGCACCTTCGGTAAATGTTTTATTTGTCATTTCTTCTATTATCTTATCACCATAAGATAAGTCGGTTAACCCTTTATCCACCGCTATACCTGCACTGGCACCGCCTACCATACCATCAAACATCTTACTATACCATGGTTGATCTTCCGGTAAACCCGCCATTTGTCTATCATAGTCTATCTGGGATTGTCTCTGTTGGTCTGAATATTTATCTTTTAATCCATTTATAGTATCTAGGTATTTACCTGCCATATCATCTGTTGTATTGGCATAAGTGGCAAAATTCTTGTTATTTGCTGTACCAAATTTACCCCTACCTACCGCACTTGCCGCTTCCTCGGCACCCGTGGTCATCTGGTATTTGTTCCAAACAGTACTAAAGTCTCTCTGTTTTGATCTATACACATTTTCCATGGTTCTATTGTACTGGTCAGCAAATAAAGCCTGTTCGGATTTATAGGCATTTGTCATAGCCACTCGTGCAGCTGCATTTGGATCTTTCTTAAGTAATCCGGAAAGACCGCCTAAAACCGCACCACCTATTATTCCTACTCCTATTGGCATATAACCTCCTGCTATTTATATAAAACTTATTTATCTAAATATTTCTCTAACGTAGGCATATAAAAGTTTTTAGCCCACAATATTCTTTGTTGTATTATTAAACGCTCAGCATCCATATTAAGTGATGGACAGGCTGGTTTCTTAGGGTCAAGTTCGTAATGTCCTTTTACATTTGTAGGATTTACATTAAATTGTACACATAATCCTGCTACCAAGTCTCTATAACTCATTAACTGTTTTGTTGTATATGGTGTATTGCAATGTATAAGACAAATACCTATACTATCAGAGTTAAAACCATAACAATGAGCGCCCATTTCGTCTGCTTCCAGCCAAGGATCGGCATCTAATCGTCTGCCCTTTTCTATAAGACCTATTTCTGTCTGGTTGATCTTATTTCTTTCTAAGTCTCTTCCTGTTCTAAAACCATTAAGATCTACAAAATGATAACCTATACCTTCCCATCCACGTTCTTTATGCCATTTATCTATTTCTTTAGCATCCCCAAAGTCTGATGCTGAGTGATGTATGATAATTCTTTCTATTTTTTTCATTTGGTTTCCTTTAAATATGGGTCTCTTTTTTTAGAGACCCTTCCATAATTGTTTTAGGTAGTTTTGGTAGTTGTGTCTTTTTTGTTAGTGAAATAACTAATAACTGAACCCAAACCACCGATAAGAGCTATAGCAAGCGCTATCCAGTCCTGAGAACTTGCTACAGCCTGTTTTAAAGACTCCGCAACATCTGCCGGTAACTGAAAAAAGTATACGGCTGCCGAAAGAGCAATAGCTATAGCAAACTGTACTACTCCAAGGATTGTTGTCTTTTTGTCGTTGTTCATTTGTTTATCCTTTATATTGTTTTTATGGATTATACAGGTATGGCTGTTTGCCAAAGAATACCTTATATTTAAATATTCTTGTTGCGGGATAGGTAGTAAAACGTACTATAAATCTTATCTGACTACCGGATACAAATACGTTAAACATTTTAGCATTACCTGCCTGTGTGCCATTCATAACTATCTGTTGGTCTAGATAATCAAGACTATCTACTTGTATCCAGAAATCATCTACTGTTGGTATAACCAAGTTAAATCTCTCGTATGCTTCCATAGTACCAAAACAACTATCTGCATACTGGATACCTATGGTATAGTACCCCGGATTGACTGTTACCCATGAACTAATAACAGTATCTCCTGTTTTATAGTAATCTCCATTACCCGATGTAGTAGATTTTGGATACATAGTAGGAGTTATGTATTGTGATAGTACTATACAGGGTACCATAAGTAATAATAATATAATTATTTTCTTCATATATTTAGTTCCCTTTTGTGGAATTGTTATTATCAAAACTTTGTTTCATTGCAAGATACCTTTTAAACTCTAAAAACTCCGCATACTCAGGGCTTTTTTTAAAGTCGGTCATTGTTAGGTTTTCGCTTGGCGAAGTCGTAAAAACGTCTGCCAGTCCGCTTAAATCACTTGCGGTTAACAAGCCATTCGTGAATGTCATATATTTCTTGGAACCGCTTGAGTCTGTTACCCAGACAGTGCCGGAAAGAGTGCCGTAATCGGTTAGGACGTTTTCGGTGCCGTTGTCTGTCAAGCTCTGTAAGGCACCAGAAGGTAGAATTTTCAACCCATAATCACCATTGTTAAGCACGTTAATCGAAGAATCAGAAAGAATTGAAATTTCATAACTCAAAAACGACATACTTGTATCAAACAAAGCTAATGTAATTTTTGGAAGTTGTGATCCGTCACTCAACGCGTTTGATACATTATCGCAAAGGGTTATCATCTGTAGTTCACAAGTAATATCTTCAAGTTCAGGTATATCTGAATAGATTCCACAAATCCCAATTATTCCCGGAGCAAATGAAAAGGGATGATAGTTTTCACCGGCAACAGACAAAGAGACTGCATCCCCGAACCAAAAACCATTTATTCCCACTGCACTCTTCACTCCGCCAGTCGTATCTTTCAGTCCTACAAATGCATCATTTGTATTTAACTTTAAATCTATCCTACTGGATAATGTTGAGGTATCTGACTTAGTTAGTTTGGTATCTATCCTATTTGACAAAGTAATAGTGTCTGATTTACTTAATTTTGTATTTATACTTTCAGATAAAGACAGAGTATCGGCTTTTTCTAGCTTTGTATCAATACGATCTGAAAGTGTAATAGTATCCGGTTTACTCAGTTTTGTATTTATCCTGTTAGACAAAGATGTTGTATCAAGCAAAGAACCTCTTGTTGCAAAAGTGGTTTGTGATAACATTATTGATGGTACAAAATATATCAGTAATAATAATAGTATTTTTTTCATGTTTTTCTCCTCTCATTTATAAACTGTTTTATATAGTTTAATGGTGTCCATATAATAATAAGGAATTTTATTATCTTTATCAATACCGACCCTATATCATTCATTTTTGTAAAGAAAAGAACACCTTTTTCATATAAAGACAAATCTAGTTCCCAGTTTACTATAGGTACTGGTACCTCTATCATAAACTTTATACCGCCATTCATAGGTATAGGAATAGTGTTTATTCTTGTATCAATAGATTTATAGTCTAACTCTTCTTTCTTTTCAATAACCGTACTATCCACATCAATAACGGTAGTATATTGATCATTTTTGGTTTGGGTGTTGGTTCCTTCATACATTACTTTACCTCCTCCCGATAGTAAACACTATCAATAATTATAACTACATATGGTGGATATGGTCTTCTCTCAAAATGTGTTGCCATATGAGTAACACCCACCAATATCAATTCACCTGACTGGGTTCTAGGTACTGCAGATACAGGCACTTTCTTCTCTACCTGTTTTTTCTCTGTAGTTTGTTTGGTTTGTGATACTGTCGTGTCTGTAAAACATGACAGTATAAAGATAGCAAGCAACCCTGCAATTATAAGTCCTGCTATTACCATAAGAATTTTTGTTGTTAATGTATTTCTCATTTCATATCTCCTGTTAAACAAAGTTAATATTTTACATTACATGGTTGTCTTAACTCGTGTTCTCTTTTTAGTACCGCTAAATCTTGTTTTATCTGGTTCAATTCTTCTATATGGTTTTCCAGTTTTTCATCTATCCTATCCAACTTTTCATTTGCTTCGGACTGTCCACTTTCAAGCTTCCCAAGTGTTACAGCAATTTCCTTTAGTTCGTTTGCCATAATATCCTTATCTGCTTTTTGAGTAACCCTGTTGTTTAGTTTTATATAAGCACCTATACCGCTAAAAAAAAGTATAAGCGCTGTAGCTATTGCTTCTATCCAATTTGGCATATTATTTATTCTCCTTTATTGCCATGTTACTTTTTATTTCTTCACTTCTTTTAGACTTCCATTTTTTAAACTCAAGAAATTCTAAATATTCGGGATCAATTTGCCAACTATTATTTTTTAATTGCTCAAATTCATTTAGTGTTAAATTTACCGGTTCGTTTGGTCTGTCAACTGCCGTATAACTTGAAGATGTCACTAATCCACTATGTATAGTTATACCTGTTGTATGCGTTGTAACGCTTAGTGTAACGTTGGTAAGGAATGTTGCGCTCTGCTCTACATCATATCTATCCATATAGTATATGGTTGAACTTGTTAGATTAGGTGTTACTGCTGTTACGTATGTCATATATAATATGCCATCTGCACCGGGAATGCCACCGGGAGCAGTGAATCCTGATGTTGCTTCTATAGTATTTGCATGTAAATTTTGTGCCGTATAAAGAGAAGAGTTACTTGATCTTAATTTACCGTTCCCATCATAATCTGGAATCCAACCAGTAGTACCTGTAGAAAGTAAAGGTTCATATACTCCACTGTGACTATGATCACCGTATGCGGCGGTTGAATGTGACGTACCAAATCCGGGGAAGCTAACTGTTGATGAAGGAGCAGCATCTACTTCTGAATATGTATAAGTAGGTTTGATTGATGCTTTCGCCCACGCATATATTGTTGGATCAGTTTCAGATGTTAGATAACCCATACCTGTCCATGGGGTACCTGTAACATAACTACCTACCGGTTGGTATACTCCAGTATGGTTGTGACTACTTGAAGCTGCGTCTGTTATTCCATAACCTGCCAGTGTATTGGGGTGACTAAAGTCTGACCAGTAATCATACCCATGACTATGATCACCGTATGCGGCGGTTGAATGTGACGTACCAAATCCGGGGAATGATATCTTAGTATCTAATAGATTATTTATCTTCCATGGTTTATAGTAATAGGTATTACTATCAGATTTAACAACGCTTATACCTTTGTACTCATATAGCAGATTAGAAAATGTCCTTATATTACCACTATCAGTAGGTACTAAATACGTACCTTTAGATTGGTATGCTCCTAATTCCCATGGCATAACTATAATACCAGTATCAAGAGTACCGCCACTTCCTCTACTATCTATAAAAGATGTACTAAGTGGCTCTAGTCCATATCTATTCATATTTATGGTAACTAAACTGTCTACCTTTGTTGCTGTTAGAGCTGTAGGATAACCATAAGTAGGTGAAGTTACTCTCTCAATCAATGAATCTACCACCTTACATTCTATTATTAACTGATCTTTTGTTGCCCAATCTTCGCACCCTAAATTATTTTGTAAATCACACTTTTGATTATCGTTGTCACTAAATTGCGCCCCTCTCCTTGGCATGTTGTATCTGTATCTTGTAGGATATAGTCTTGCAGAATCTCTGATACTCTGAGGTATGGTGATTACCTCATCAATACTTTTCCATGTGCTTTCAATAGAAAACGTATTCACGTATGCAAAAGAAATTTCACATTTCTGTGTATCGTAAATATAAAACTCTGTGATTCCATTTCTTGCAAAAGCTGGAAATTTGTTTGTACATTTCATCTGCCCATATATTTGGTAGCGTATTGTTTTATAATTATAAATTGGTTGTAACGTATTCCAACTTGCACAAGGATAATAATAGTACCATGATTTACCAAATACACTATTTTCAATCTCTATTGGCTTGTATTCTATTTCGTTACAATTTGTTGTTAGTATCGTATCTGTTGTAACGGTATCGCTGACAACTATTATCTGATTGCCGGGTAATCTGTCCCAATATTTATTCCCTGCACTGCTAGTATGTAATACATATTTATCACATGTATCACAAACAGTAGGATAAGGATCGATAATGGTTTGTAAAGGAGTACTATCTTTTCTAAATAACTTTATTAGTATTCCAGTATCTGATCTACTGGTATAAATAGAATCTACATATATATCTGTAGTATCTGGTTGAACCCAAGGTCTTGATTCCCATCTATTGTTTGCTGCATTCCAACCTATAAAATCACCATCATTTACTCCTTCATCTTCTATGTCTACTAATCTATGGGTATGATTGTATAGTTTAAAATAGAGTGTATCATAAATAAAACTGTACAGTGTGTCATAAACATAAGAATGGATAGTATCTATTCTGTTTCTTAGTGTATCTGTTGTTAATATTATAAGCGTATCTATTCTTTTAGAAAGTGAGTCAGGATTAGCAACCAAAAATGTATCTACTCTAACTTGACTATACAACATTCCTTTATCATATCCCTGAGTTCTGGTAGTAACTTCTAGTTTGTTAGATATTTTTCTGATTTTACTTGCATATACAGTATCATTTATACCAAAGTCGTTATGCCATTGTCCTCTCATACCATGTATTTCCATTCCACTTGTAACGCTTCCTGGAATATTTATATATCCTGTGCTATCATAACAATATGTGAATGTTCCACCAGGCATATCAATATATTTTTGGCTAACATTTGCATAACTAACATCAGCCGGTAGAAAATAATTGGTTCCAATGGGAATAGTATATGTGGAACATTCAAGTTTGCTTATCAATAAGAATGGTTTTGTCCAATATTGACCGGTATAATTTGTTGTAATATCTATCGATTCTATTATTTGTGTATATTGTATAGGACTGTAAAGTTCCCACCATTGACTAGGAACAGATATAGGATGTTGTATAAGTTCTAGTACTCCACCTGTTAATGGAGAAATGAAAGCAACTACCAAATATATTTTACCATCAGGCGGTATATCATTTATAGTATATCCCGGATAATCCTCTAATGATTTCCTTGCCTTTGGTAACGTGGTAGTCAAAGTAATTTTGTTATATGGTTTATCAACTAAGAACGTACCATAGTTATTGTAGTTACCAGAATTTCTCGGATAAAATCCTCCTCCGGTCTCATCGCCATTATTATATATCCTACCAGAACTATAAGGTACATCTAAACAAATATTTGTAGGTATTCTTGTAGTTGTATCGTTAGGTGGCCACGCTGTTGTCAGAGTATCGTTATCTACATATAAAGGATATTTATAATTAAGTTTTACTGTATCCTTTATATCTCCTATACCAGTATCAACTCTTATTGGTATAAGTCCTGTAGTACGTACTTTGCCATATATGGTAGTATCCCCATAAATAGTTGTATTAGGGTAATAATAATTTATTACTGTATTGCTATCAGTGAATATTACTGTTATTGTATCTAATCCCAAGGTATCAGTCAATAGACCGTTGGTATGTTTGTGCCACCTTCTAACCATAGTAAGAGTATTACTATCAAGTCTGGCATCAATAAATACTGATGAATCATTTATACCTTTTGTAAAAAATAGTTCCGGTAATCTTATTCCTATGGTATCACTATTCCTATATAATGGAAACTTGTAATAAGGGAAAAAACTATAAGAATAGTTACGTAACGAGGTACTACTACCACTACGTTCAGCACGTAATTTATTTATCTTTGGTACTCCTACCCAATAACTGGAACTCAGAAAATTGTCAGGTAATGTTCCTATAATCTGGTTATAATATTCTGTCATTATACTATCAGCATATAGATTATGACCATTGTAATAAGGAGGTGAACTCTGGTATGGCCAGTAATCACCTTGCCAATTATAGATACTATTTTCCCATAATGGAGTATTTCTGTTGGGATACGCAGGAGTCAGATAGAGAAAAGAATTAGTTGCGGGTTTTGCGCTATTGAATGGTCCGTATAGATGGTAGTTTGTAGTGTCCACTAAGATTGTATCTCTGTAACTTACCCCTGTCGTATCAGTCCATATAGTTATAACAGTGTCTATCTTTTGAGATAGTGCTACGTTAACTAAGAAAATATATAAAAATATGTATCTATATTTCAACATTTATTATTAACTCCAGCATAGTAAATAAATTGTACATAGGTTGTGCAGGATCACTATTATCATACAACCTTTCTATCGCTTTCTGTAAATCTGTTCCTATATCTGCTACCGGTAAAGTATAAATTCTGGTAAATACCACTGTTTCTACATTTTCTACTATATTACAAAACTCCATTTTATACATAAAAGTCCAAGGTATAACAGATCCACCCTCATTATAGTTTGCATAAGTTATAGCGTGTTTAATAATTGCATTTTCCCATACAGCGGAGGTGCCGGAGGGAACTGACGTTGCAAGACCCATTTTTCCGGCAAAAATGTATTTATCATTATTGCCCAACGTCATGGTTGCCGACACCTTCACGCCCAAAATGTCCCTGAAGAATACAGGGGTTTTTATTTCATCAATCGTGCTAACAACTTCTTTTGTTATATATGTCCAGTAACCGCCTTTTTGCGGTACTGAAGTGGATGAATCCGATGTATGATAATGTTGTACTAATGAGGATATATGAATATTATAGGTATTAGGTTTGTTGGTTGTTATTACCTGTTCACCACCACCGCCGGAACCATAACTAACAGATGTACCTTTACCCATATTGGCATAGATATGATCAAACTCTTTTCTGAGCATAGTATAAAGTTCATCTTCCGGTCTGGTTTTGTCATATCTAAATAGTCTTGTAAACATTCTTTAGTTCCTCGAGTGGTTCGTAATAAACTAAAATGCTTTTAACTCTAAAATTCTTGTTTACTGTATTATCTCCTACTGACAATATCTTTATCTGTATATCTGATGCTATTCCCGTAGGTGCTGGAACTGTTATCTCTTTTACAGTCTCTCCTGTTGGGATAGGTAAAGTAATATAACCATCTATAATACTGTTCCACGTGGAACCTACACCATCAGCAGTTATTTCTATACCGTCCATCTTGTAGGTTACTATTGGTCTATAGTAATCATCATCAAATAAACATTTTATATCTATCTTTGTAAATAGTTTTTGTATATCGTTATTGTCATACAACCGTTGTGTAGTAATATATGCAGGTATAATATATGATTCATCGTGTTTGTAATAATCTGTTCCTGTGTTAGGTGAACCCGGGAATGAGCATATTTTTATAGTATTACCAGTATAAGTAACCAGATAAAATACACCATCTATTGTACCCAAATAGAAACTCTTGTAACCATATATTGCCACCGGTTTATATTTAGTCCAATAATCCATATCGGCATTATAAACCATAATGACTGTACTTGATACCAATAGCCAGTAACTATTATTGTATTTACAGTAAGCAGCATGGCAATAAGTTTTGGTAGTACTTAGCCATGTGTTTTCCCACCTACCCATAGATATATTCTTAGGCGCTGAACCTTCAAAGATAAATACTCCTCTATCGTTTGCCCAGATTATACCTCTTGGAGTTATGGTTATAGTATTAGGATATTTGGTACCCTGACCTATAAAGTTGTCTGTAACCTTATAATCTGTATCCTGAGTAACAACATAGAATATATTCTGTTCTGTAAATACCAGTATATTGTCTCGCCATATGAGTATCTTGGTTATTACTTCATTATCACCAACACTAAAATAATTATGACCTGCGAATATATCCAACTGAGGATAAGGAACTTCTGATACTATTGTAGAGAAATATACTCTGTCTTTATAATCATCAGCACCAAATATATATCGTCTGCCGCCCAGATATACTGCATCTTTATAAAATTTCTTTTGCTCTTTTCTGTAATCCTGCATTATATCAAACAATGTTCCGGTACCAATAAATATATTTTTATCATGAAAAAGCATATCCATGTACATGAATGTTACATTGGTAATAGATGTGGTATCTTCTATCCATTTCCATGGTTCACTACCCATACCGGTAGTTGGTACATACAATTTATCATTTTCGTCAGGACTAAAATCATTAAATGCAATTTCTTTTACTAGTCTATATCCTGTTTCGCTGATATTTTTTGTTTCCAGTTTACTTGCTGTAAATTTTCTATATAATCTTATTGCTCTAAATCTTAGACTGGTATCTGTCTTTCTATATTTAACACGTAAAACAAAAATATTATTATTTTGTACATTTGTTATTTTACATTCGCCAAGCGATATGGTTTCGTTGTTATCAAATACTCCTGTAACCTTAAATGCATAATCACCTATGGGGGTATCAACGCAAGCACTATCAGCTACTCCTAAACTATCTGTTATAGTTTGCCATCTACCGTATCCCCACCACCAGGTAGGATGTGCAGTTATGGTAGCAGATGTAAATTTCTTTTCTACTGATGTTTTGGTGCAATGTCCAACTATTTTTAATCCGACCAATTCGCTGGTTGTACCTCTTGTACTGCCTATAGGTCTTTCAGATGATGGAACTTTCTCGGCATATGCAGATTCTATAATATCTATAGTATAAGCAGAATAGAAGTCTTTGCCAGTATTTTCTGTTGGTGTTGCTCCCCAAATATCAGTTATAAGTGTTAAGGCATTTAAGAAACTATTTTTTAGAGAAGTGTTGGTTCCACCTCTTGTCGCACCTTCTGATCTACTGCCAGCGTCGGTAAGAATGGTATTGACGGTTAATGTTTTTGTTCCAGAATCATAAGCATTTGCGGTACCCGGAACAATAAAGTTTATTGGCCATATAGTTGGAGTTGGTACAGTAAAAGTAAGTATTTGTTCATAATCCCATACTATCTCAAAATTCTCAGATGTTCCCTCGGCAAATGTTATTTTAAGTTCCGGAACTGCATCTTCGGCATACCAAACATCATCTTTACAGAATAATATTTTAGGAGTTATTGCTTCTCCCATAGCTATTCTGCACGCACCATCTAATGACTGGAATTGCGGCTCATCATCAACAGAAAGTTCGAAAATATAACCATTGTCTGTATTACCAAATGGTACCCAATCTCCGGCACCTACTCTGTACCATATTTTCCATGTATTACCAGTTGTAACTCCACAGACTATTTGTACCGTACTATTGTTACTGTCAGAACCCACAAAATCAAATATCTTTGTAGGAGTATAGCCTGTACCCATATCTAAATCAGCATCATGTGTCCAGTTGGTAGTATACTCAATAGATTTACGTTTTTCTGCTGCGCCTATAGTACTGTTAAAATCCACATTAAGACAATCATTTACACTGTTTTGTATATTCTCTGTGGTATCATCTATATCCTGCATAAGGCCTTTAGAGAAGTCCGATATTTTTATTTGTTGTGTCAAAATCTATTGTCCGGATCAAACAGGTTAAATACTTTCATCTCTTTTGCCGATGACACAGAACCCATAGATCTGGAATAACGTATAAGTTCCGGTAAGAATTTGGTATAGTACAACTGTTGTGATGCTATCCAGTCTTTGTTGTAAACCCACATCTTTGGATCGTTGGTATCTTTTCTATAGGATAATCGTCTTACACAACGCCATCTCATTCCCTCCATGAGTATCTGGGCGTAATAATCCCAAATAATATCTGTATCGTTAAACGTCTCAAACCGTGGATTAGTAGAATAGTAGTGTACCAGTAGCTGGTCGCCGGTTAAGAAGTTCCATGGTACAAACAGTGTTACCAACCCATTATTTATCTGATGTGCATACCATAACTGTTTACCATTGTATGATGTGGGACCATCGTCTGTTATTGTAAGAACCGGATTATTATTATTGTCGTAATACTCTACCGGTACATCCACTGGAGGATAGTAATCGCTAATATTATTTAATGCGTCCTGTACCTTGTTAAGAGTAGTTTCTTTTAAATCATAAATATAGTTGTTTGCTGTATTAGTAAACACAACCCTTATTAGTCTGGAAATATCAGTATCAGTTAAACTATAAACATTCGTACCTACCGTTGGTGTATAAAGAACAGATTTATAGAAAAGATTGGTCTTTACAGAAATCTCTCTTATTACCTCATTCATTATGGCAATATATTCCTCTTTCCTGAGAAACTCAAATCCCGGATCACCACACTCATTGGCTACGTTAGATATAATTTCTGCTGATGTCATTAGATACCTTCTACTCCTTCGCTTCTGGATTTAGTGGTCTGTAGTCCTACGTTAGATTCGTATTCTTTCTGTATCTGTAATATACCCTGATTGATCTGGTCTTCCACTATCTGATAGTTACCCATATTAGCCTGTTTCATAGCCCACACAGCAGCTTTGGCTATAACCAATGGTACGTATTTGTCCGGTAAATCTATGATATCGGCTTCCAAAGACATTGGCACCGCCTGTCTATAACAGAAAAAGTTGAATGTAGGCGCTGCATCTTGCATGGTTACTCCCCACCACACCAATACCTCATTTCCATGATGTAACCATATAGCGCTATTCTTCCACTGACTGTTACCGCCACAAGCTATACCTGAAAACTGAGAAATATCCCTGCATTTCTTGGTTGTACCTGTTATGCTGTTTGTTACCGCGATAATCTTTTCTATATTTGGCGTAAGGGTTTCATCCACATAATAAGATAATGTACCGTCTGCTACGCCATTTATTGTTACCTTGTAAGAGTTACCATTGGCGGTAGTTATATCGCCGGCGCTTAATGCAGCTACTGCAGCACGCACTCCGAACCATGGCGCACAAAGCATATTAAGTAATGTTACTACCTCATAGACAGCAAGATTGATGTGTTCTTGTATAGAGAGTCTTGGTACTATCTCCGGATCAAGTTGACCGGTAATAACCTGTATCTCATCTATAATTTCCCCTAATGTATATTGGTTACCTAGCCTTACTACTGACATTGCCATCCTCCATATTCTTGAAAGTTATTATTTCTGTTATCATGTCATTTTTCATTTCCACTGCTTCTTTCCATCTTTGTTCATTAAGTTTCAAGAGATGGACGGCATAAATGACAACAAAGTGCATCATATTGTTTGGTATATAGATATCTGTATCATCTGTGGTTTCATTGGTAAAGTCATCAAAATCTTTTATGTAGGTTATAGACACATTGTAGTTTTTAGAGTTTATGAATCCTACTATATCTTTATTGACCACATAAGCAAATGGCGTGTTATTCCAATGAGAGTTCTTGGTACGTAATAGTTTTTTATGTTTTTTGTTTATTATTGGTATCATTATAGGAGGAAAATAGTTTATAGGTAAATTGGTTTCCGGGTCTACCGTCATAACCATTGCGCCCTCTATAGATAACAATTTTATGGATGAATTTAACAATGTAACAGTTTTTGATATAGTGTTACCGTATCCCGTATCTTCATTTGCTATAGGAGTATTACATTCATCTATAACCAACAAAGAAGTCCACATGGCTCTATCATCACCATCAAAGTTTCTTATTAACCACCTGATAGCTTGAGAAAGAACCCTTGAACGCTGAGCAGCGGTATATCTTATACCGTCTGTGGTATTAGTAATGAAGACCCCAGATTTATCTCTGGGATCTCCCACTGTTTCTGCCAACTGAATATGTAAATCCAGCCATTTACCCATTAGACAAATTCCTGGGTAACTTTACCAATAACTAATAGTAAATCACCGGTAGCTTCTGTCTCGTAAGCTATAGCGCCCATATCCGGTAATACACCGGCTGTAGTAATAGCTGTTTTCTTTAACAAACAAGAATAAACAGTACCTATCTGAAATGGACATTCCATAGCAGCTGCGCCGGTTACCCATGGAATAAGTACGGCTTCATAACCGTTCATTTCTAAACCGGGTTTGTTTGCCAAGTCTTCCAATCTGAGTTTGGCTAATATCTTTTGTGCCATTATTTATTTCCTTTTAATGTTTATAAACCTTAAGCCATGACTTAAACGACTTTCTTGTTTGACCGGTATAAGGACTAGGAGATACGAAAGTATATCTTAATCTAATTTGTTGGCCAACCGGATTTTTTACAAGTGTACTTGCTCCGGCTTTTACTATATTACCTTTTGGTTCTCCGGTACTATCATTGACAACGCCTTTCAAAGTATCTGCTGTAGACCAGCCGCTTACAGCCAGTCTTGCTGTAGAACCTGCATAGTAATCTATATTCTGATATTGTATAGCTACATGCACACTATCAGCAGCCGAGATAACAGGAATAAGTGAATCGTACTGAGAGATGTTTATTATCTGGGAATAAACTGTATCTCCCATTCTGTAAGTTGATGCATTTCCACTGGTAGTACTATGTACGGTAAATGTTAATGGTAGTGTTGCCTGTCCATAACCTGTAACAGCAAAAAGGAATAATGTTGTGATAGTTAATAATGTCTTTTTCATATCGTTATCTCCTATATTGCCGATTCGGTTGAGTACTTGGCTACTGCTAACGGGAATCCTGTAACTACAGAATGATAAGTAGCTCCTCTGAACTGGAATCCACCAATAGTCATCATACCTTTCTTGTGTACTTTTTCTCCATTATGCTGTAGATTATCCTCTACATAGAGGTCAAAATCAGCATCAACAGATGAACCGTTAGCTAGTTTCTGGATACCGTTAAACACTGTTTTCTCTATGGTAGGAGCAGAGAAGTCAATAACGCATGCTTTGTCTGTCCAACCAAATTCATCCAGTGTGTAGGTACTTAAAATGTTTAGTTCTCCCGAACCGGTGATAAGTCTGCCAACCGGGATATTAAATGCTTCTGACTTCTGGGCATCCATAAACAAGAATTTATTGTAGAATGAGTTCTGCAGTCTTGTAAGCAGACTATTACCCATTACCATAGTCTTAATTGAACCACCGCCAACCTTAAAGATGCTATCACCAAGAGTATTTATATCCATATAGTTAACAGTCTGTACCTGTCCACCTCTGGAATAATCAATAACATGATCGGCATCTTTTTTAAGATGAGCAAGCAAACCACCGGATGTATAGATAGGATTACCAGCCGCGCTGGAGGTTTTGGTTTTTGGTGAAGTAAAGAACCATTTCTCATAGTCCTTCATAAACTGAGCAGTTTTTAACATAGTCTGTAATGACATAGGTGTATAACCTGCGTCATCAAGGAATGTTTTCTCAAGTTCGGCTTCCATGGTTATCTCTATTGCCCACTTCATTTCCTGTAAGTAGTTACCATTAACTGACGGCATAGCAAATTCTCCTGTTGGATAACCTGTACCATGAGCAAACGCATTACCGGCTCTAAATACCTTTGTTCCGGAAACGATAGGAGGTGGACTATCTGGCGCCGCGTGTAAAGCTGCGGTTGTGTTTAACCATCCGGAACCTGCAAATTCTGAGTTATAACCTCTACGTATATTAACATAGGTATAACCGGTACCGGCTGCGTCAGATGCTTCTACGGAGGTAACGTAAACACTTTCGTTCTGAATGTAATACTCCGTGCCATTTAAACCAAAAGCATCAGAATAGTGAGTAGTATTAGATGGTTCGTACCATAGATTAGGTACCACAAGCACGTCATTAGGTTTAACTGTTGCTAAACCATCGTAGTTGGTTACTTTTAGTTTTGTATTAGCTGCGAGAGTGGTAGAACTATCCTCTACCGGAGTAATGAAATATCTTAGTTCATTGATTTCATGATTTTTAGGTTCAAAGGTATCTACCCTTGTAGCCTTCATACCAATCATGTGTTGGAGATAATGCATCCATTTAGTTGTACCTCTGGATACCACAAGTAGTTTACCTAACTTGTCTATACCTCCTTTAAAATAGACACTTGGGATGTTTCCCACTGTCCACGGTTGGGCTAATAGCATGCCCTCAGTGTTGTCAGCTGCCATATTGTTATGTCCTTAAATTATTTTCTGTTATATCCCTATCCAGTCATTAGTATTTTTTGGTGTTCCTATACTCGGACCGCCTGGCACACTACCTATAGAGACAGGGAACGATCCCCCATTCTCTAAACTTTTAGGTACTATTTCCATTAGTCCATCAACCAACATAACCATTTTGACCATATTAGCCATAGTGCTGTATTTAGGATCACCGCTAATAACCTTCTCTACATAGGGTTTTATTTGTTCGTCAGTCATATTGAGTTCAGTCATTGCCTGTTTATACTGTGTATCAAACTCTGTTCTCATGGTATTCTGACGTTCTAAAGCCTCTGTTTCCTGTTGTTTAATTTTTGTTTCTTCTCTGGTTCGTATCTCGTTCTCTACCTGTTCCATTCTGTTCCGGTATCTATAAGAATCAGTACCGGGTTTATACAAATCTTCTGCAAGCGGACTAAAATCTTCACCAAATTCTTGTGCGACAATGGTTTGTACTTCCGAATCAAATGTTGGCCTAACAATCTGGTTTGGGAAGTATTTTGCTGCAAGGTCAAGGATTGCGTTGGGATTTTTGTTAAGATACTCCACTGTTTTATGACTTTCAAAATAGGGTTCGAAAGTTTTCTTGTAATCCGGGGTATCCGATGGACTTATTTCCAGCCCATATTCTTTTACTACGCTGGCAAGAGCATCCCAATTTTTTTGGAAATAGGCTTCTCTTGACTGTGTTTGCTGTTCGGCTGCTGCGGTTGGTTGTATGATATCTTGGGGTTTGTCTGTTTTGACTTCTGCAACACTTACAGGTGTAGTTGTAGTGCTTTGTGGAGGTACTACACCCGAAAATGTCGGATTTTCTGGAAATTTTAACCCTTCGGCAACCATACTACCGCTTACTGCTGAATCTTGCATATTTTTATTCCTTTAAATTATTTTATTTGTAAACCTGAGTTTTCATCTGGTTCTAAAGATTCCAATTGTTTATCTGTCTCTATGCCTACCTCTTGTTTTGCCAGTTCTGTATATTTATCTATCTCTGCCATTTGTTTTATGGCATGTTTCTCTACCTCATTAACCTGCTCTTCTACCCTAGCTTTTACTTGTAATGCTTCTATTTGTTTGGTGCTATTGTCTATTTGCTGGGTCATCCTGTTTATCTGTTCGGATGCAGTGGCAAGCTGTTGTTTTAGAACCGTTATAGTATCAAGACGTTTAGAAATCTTATCACTTTCCGGTATATCTAATAACTTAAGTGTCTGCTGAAGTATCTCCATAACTATCGTGGGGTCACCTACCTGTTGAGCTATCTGTGTTAGGATATTACTAGCCATCATTCTGCTGGTAGGTGTTGATGGTGATGGTATAGCCACCACATCATAATCACTGACATCAAGATTACTGGCGCCTAGTTTAACTGAACGCCATTGTTCCTGTTGAGGTTGACCGTCTTCTCCTGTTATCTCGTCGGAAATATATCTGTATGTCTTTTCCGGATCGTTATAAAACATTGCCATACTTATAGTTACATGACAAAGTTTGCTATAAGCGGTATCATTTGTACTGGCTTTCTCTTTTATTCTCTGTGAACCAAATGCCTGTAGAGACTGTGTGCCGCCTACCGTTGTTGGTGCTTCATAAGGGCTGCCCTGCATAACGCTATACATACCGGTTATCATTTCTACCATCTTGATAAGAAATCCGGATAATTCGTAATGAGCGTTAGGTAATTGGGGAACATTAAGTACATGTGGAAATTCATCACCAGCGTTGGTCATGGTGCTCGTAGGTTCTACTTCCAACAATGCTATAGGGGATGAACCGAATTTCTCAAATTCTTCTCTCTGTACAGTGCCTTTTATAGCCATAAGTTTTACATGACCATGCAGTTGGGCGTTAAGAATAGAATGCGCTATACATTTGTTTATACCATCCTGGCAATCAGCTATCTGATGTGTTAAACCGTACGTCTGTCTGCCATTAGCAGGATCGCTATTCCAGATACATGGCAAATGAACCATAGGGTATTCGTGTATAGGCATCCAAAGGTCTTTTACGGTATCATTGGAATCGTTAAGTGTTACTACACGTCTGACAACTATATCCTTTACTATTTTAGCATCCTGTTCACTTCTTTTCTTTTTGGAAAGTTTGCCATCTCTGCCTATATATCCAAAATCTACATATTCCTTTATGTATATTTCATTAACACTGGCTGTTCTAAACCCATTGTCATATCTTAGTGTATCTCTACGTCCGAGCGCTTTGCTGAGTTGATCTTTGGATAAACCAAACTGTTTCATTATCCGTTCTTCTGTCATCTCTTTGGACAACATCATATATTCCGCATCACTATAATCCCATTTGCGAGCATTCCTGTCAGGATACACTATATCGTATGGCAAATGGTTAACAACTATACCAAGCGGAGAACGGTTATAAAATGTACTGGCTTCCGGCATTAACCATCCACTACCGGTATTGAGACAGTCAAGAAGAGCATATTTATTTTTTTGGACACTATCGGAACGGTACCATATAGCTGACCATATCTCCTGTAGATTGTATGCTATATCTTTATCCGCTTCACCTACCGGCATTATTCGTACCGATGGTTTACCACCAGAGAGAAAAGCTACCTGTTGATCAAGAGCTGGGTAAATAACATTTATTGAGATTGGTATATTGTAGGTTTTGGTAATTGCTTCCAGATTTGCTTTTGAGAATTGTGTTCCTGTGCCTTCCACATCTTTATAGAATAACGCATAGGCTTCTTTAGCGTATTTAAACCATGTTCCTCTGTCCTGTCTGAGTTTATTTGTTATTACGTTAAAATCCATTAAATCTCCTCTTGCGTTTCTAAAATAATAATACTATATTATGACAGAGTAGTCAATAAGTAAACCATATAACTTTTTATTGTTCATAGTAGATTAATTATGACTAATATACAACATTACTCACAACCCCAAAAACAACCTATACCACTCCCCAATAAATCCCAATACCATTTGTTATTTCATAAATCTATAAAATTGATAAGGAGGAATATTGATATGCAATTCTTGTGGTACAGAATTTAATGGTACCTCTGATATATGTGATGGATGTTTAAGTTTTGCATCCAAAGGAACCTATGCTATCTGTGTAAAATGTGACAAGATATCATGGACATATATCGATCTCGAAGGAACCACAAAGAGAGTAATTTATAGCACACACTGTTTAAATTGTTCCGGAAAAATACCGGATAACTTTTATGATAATAAGGAGGATGCAGAAAAACAAAATGAACGAACTAACAACAGTAGGTAACACAGGTTTCCTGCAAAGTCAGGAAGAAATAAATAAGGTAGCAGATATACTAAAAGAACATAGGAAGTCTTTTGAGGAAAAGAAAACTCCCGAACAGCATAAAGGAAAACTTCCTATGGGCGGTAAGTTAGTAGACTATGTTAAATCTCCGTATATGATAAATCTTATGAAAGAATTTTGTAAAGAGATTTACAATATAAAGATTGTAGAGATAAAGGATGTCTCTATGCCTACATCTATGCTTCCGGAACACTGGGTACGTATATCTTTGGAAGTTCTTAATAGATCTACTAATAACAGTTATCCCGGTGTAGGCGCTTCACGTGTAAGAACTAATAGTGACGGAACCATAATAAATTATCGTCATGATCTTGCGGCCGCTGAAACCTATGCATTAAAGGATGTAGCTAAAAACATGGGCATATCTGCTGATATTTATGGTAGAGATGTAGACGAATATACAGAACAGACACAAGCTAAACTTAATACATTTTTGCCGGAGATTAGGAAAAGATACGGTAAAGATGATTACGAAAGATTTTTAAACAGAATGGAAACTTTTGGTCTTGACGAAGAAAGACTATTAAAATTCATTGATAATTTAGAAAAATCGTGGACAACTAAATAATAAGGAAAAACTATGGGACAAAGACAATTTTCAGAAGCAGGAAGCATAACGGAAAGTAAATTTAATGAGAGTATAAAGTTTAATACCGGCGATCTGGTAAGGATAATGGTTACCAGTATAAAACCATCTAAGAGTGAACAAGAAAGGGTGGATTCTGTTACAGAGATAGGCGGCGACTGGACCGAACATGCAGATTTTAGGGAAGGTATGTTGTTTATCTGTACTGCGGTAGAGTACAAAAAAGATAGTAATTGGGTACAGATAGTGGATTATTCGGATTACGAAAATATCAAACTACCTTATGGTAAGTTTGGTTATCAGTTCTATCACACTATAAACTTTGGTAATATGTTCGGTAAAGAAGGCGGTTGGCCATTTAGAGTATCCGGTAAAATGCAAAAAGAAAACAGTTTTGTTAATGTTCAGTATACTATACCGTCTATGCCAAGGGATTGGGACGATTGGTCACCGGCAGATAGATATGATTACTGGTGTTCTATGGCATCTCTCATGCTTAACTGTGGCAAAGAATCACCAAATATCGTAGAATCAGGTAATGGTTGGACTATCAACCAGGATACTATCCATAGATTGTCAGTAGGAGATGTTACTACTGCTCTTATCTTAAAACAACAGGATAAGAATAATGCAGAAAAGTTTTATACCTATTTGAAAACTATGGTAAAGAATCCTAACATGGTTCCGGGAGCAAAATATTCTCCTAAATATATAGCCAAAAACTCCTATGATTTGGTTATTCCGGAAAGTTCACAGATAGTTGCAAAAGCTATTTATGAAGCAGTCAATAAAGAAAACGATCCCGGCGAAAAGGATATATTTGACAAAGCGGTAGAATCTGTATCTGATAACAAAAATACTGATCCTGTAACAGACGATCTACCATTCTAATGACGAATACTGAAGACATAAAAAGTGGACTTGGTGAAACTGCGGTTCTTTTGTATGTTATCAAGAATAAACACAAAGAGGGTCTAATGCGTCTTTTTGAGGGTATCTTTACTGATACCCTTTTAAAAGATATTTATAATGAATATGTCAAAAAGGGAGTAGTGAGTTATGAACTATTCCTTGAACATCTTGCAAATATCAAAAGAACCGATCTTGTTAAGTACCTAAAAGATGCAGAAGCCTTTGGTCATAACGCATTTGTTGATAATGATGATGATCTGTGCGACTGGATAAATACGTTAGAAGAATATTTTGTTAAACGGAAAATATCTATAATGTGCGATGGCGCCAAAGACCAGATAGATAAACACGAACCATCTTTTGAGATAATAAATTTTGTTGATAGAAGTATAGGAAGTTTGTACGGTAAGAAAAGTACGTCTATGTATAGTACCAATGAAAAAATATTGAAAGTGTTTTCCGGTTCACCTGTCTTAGGTATAGCCACAGGACTTCCAGAATTTGATTCTGCTACAGGTGGTTTAGTGCGCGGTGGTCTTGTGTCTATGGGCGGTGTTACAGGGAACTTAAAGTCTACTGCTGCTCTTAATATCATGAGAAATATGCTCAGGATTAATCTTAATATGAAAGGTGTGTTCTTTGAGATAGAGATGGACGGACAGGAAACAGCCATAAGTATATTAGGTCAACTTGGTACCAATAGAACCAAACTTATAAAGGGTGAAATATCAATAGAAGATATAACAAGAATAACCGATGCCGATCCACTAAAGGACAGATTTACCTATTATACTTCCAGTGATGATGGTATAAATACGGTTGCAGATATCACACGTATAGTCCTAAAAGAACGTCCGGATGTATGGGCGGTAGATTATATGGGTCAGCTGATTTTAAATGAGAGTATGGTAAATAAAAGAAGCAGTGATAAACATAATATGTATTTTATGGAAACTATGCACTCACTGAAAATACTTGCACAACGAACTAAAAGCATAGGTATAATAATCCATCAGGCAGATGCTAAAGCAAACAAGTATAGGAAAGATCCTAGACCAAAGATAGAAGATATAGAGTGGTCGCAGGATATAGTACGTTTGAGCAGTAATGTTTGTATGTGTTATTATCCCTGTAAATATCACAAGAATAATGAAAATGATGAAATGTTTAAAAAGGTATTTATCCAATTATGGCATAAGATGAGGTTTGCCAATAGTAACTATAAAGTTATGGAGGTTGATCCGCCTACAGGATTATTTAAACCTGCCAGTCCTATGGTTAATGGCATGGGTGAACAGCATATGCGTAATCTGGATAGTTTATAAAATAAGGAAGATTTATGGGTAACAAACAAGAAGAAGAGATAGTTTCTTTGTGTTGGGATTTTACTTGCTCTATGCATAATATTTGTATTTATGGTAAAGGAAACAAAAGACCAGAAAATGGATGTAAACCTATAACAGTGAATAATTCAAACAAGGTAGTAAATGGGAAAGTTAATTGATAAATATTTACTTAATTACCATGTTCCGATAGTATGGTTGGCTACATTTATTTTATCTTATATTTATGCTGCTAACATTTTTATTTTTGGTTTTTTAGTTATGGTAAGTTCCTATATGGCTATCACTGTTATTAAAATTTTAAATGATTACAAACAAAAAAAATAGGTAAAATATGAGTAAAGAACAGGAAGTAAAAGAGAAATCTTTAGTAACACAAAAAAGTTTAGCAGATTTATTATCTATATCATTTATGGAGAACGAAGAAAATGAAGATCAAAATAAAGTGGAAAGCGCTTTACAAGTGTTTGCTAAAGATTTGGTACCCAACAAAGTAGATGCTGTGGCATATTTTGTTGATCGGGAAGATTTTGCCATGAAAGCAGAAGAACAATATCTAAAAGATTTAAAAGAAAAAACTACTCGGAGAAAGAATGCTTTTGAGAAAATTAAGAAATACTTTGCAAAGGTATTGGAAGTTAATGGGTTTACTGGAGAAAATAGACTTAATGGAATTACTAGTAGTATTTACAGTAGTTATACTTTCAAACAAAAAGAAGACCTTTTGCCCGACGATATACCTGCACCTTATAAACAAGAGGTAGTCATTGTAACATTTACAAAAGAAGTCTATGACTCTATAATGAACGTGGACAATCCTCCTCCTATACTTAAATTGGAAAGAGATACTCTGGTAGATATGAAAACACTGAAAGACGATCTACAAAAAGAAGTAATATCTACTATAAAAGAATTGGCTGAAAGTCCCATAATGCAGCAATTTGGTTGCCAAGAGAAAATAGAAGAGGATATATTCAGTCCTTACTATGACAAAAATGTTCACTTAAAAATTGGTAAATCTAACAAGAAAGGAAAAACTAATGACAATCAAACAACAAATATTGGAATTAAACCGGATAGGGAATGATATAATAAATGCTGCTATAGATTTAAATGCTAAGGTTACTAAAGAGGGTATTGGCAAAGAACTAGAGGGTAATGTTCATACTACATTCTGGATAGCCAGTATGGGAAAAGACGTACACTCTGCATTGAAATCTATAGATTCTTATAAGGTAACTAACAATGAATGACCTAGTAGTTCTTGGTATAGACCCCGGTTGGAAGACTGGGGCTATATCGTTATGGAAAGATAATAAATGTGCTTACGTAAGAGATATGCCAACATCCCTAGAAAGTATTATTGATTACGTAAAAGATTTATCTATTTTATATTGTCCGTGGTATGCCTGTATAGAACTCATACATGCCTTTCCAGGTTTTGATATTATGTCGCAGGAAGACCTTATTAGAAACCATCAGACATGGTTAACATTATTACAAGAATATGCAAAAGGATTCACGCAGGTATCTCCTATGTTGTGGCAAAATAGAATACTTGGTAAAGTAGATCATACCGAATCGGATAAACTTAAAACATTGGCAAAAGAAGAAAAAGATAAAAAGTTTCTGGCAAAATCAAAAAGTATGCGAAAAGATGAAACTAAAAATGCCAGTGTATTAAAAGCCAAAGAATTCTATCCTGATGGTATCTATGAGATAGTTGGTCCGAAAGGTGGTATCAAAAGAATGGACGGTAGGGCTGATGCAGTAAATATAGGTAGATATGGTTGTGATTATTTTAACAAGGAGTTGTTTAAATGATAAGAAAACGTTTGCCAATGGAACAGATATTTACTCTTAGCAAAGGTAACGAAAGTTATCCAAAACTTATTGGTAACGATTCCGTAGATACCTTAACTGATAAATTTGTTATTGTTGAGTTATGTAAGGTTTGCGGACCAACATGGGCAGAAGCTACTAATGATAATCTATGGTTTTGTATAGAACTATGGGGTAATGATAAAAAAAGATTATCTATTGAAACCGGCGATATAAATGAAAATAGTTACAAAATAGATATAGAATCCGGTGATCTGGATGATCTAAGTGAAAAAATGTTGGATTTTATAAAATATTTACTAACAGAATTTTAACTGTTTTGCGGAGTGCCGAAAGGCTACTAAAAGTCGACCGATAGGTAATGTTCAGAGGGTTCGGTGTAGTGAGCATACTCCGCAAACTTAATAAGGAGAAGTATTGTGGATTTAAATTATATTTTACCTTTTGGAAAATACAAAGGCAAAACCTTGAATGAAGTCATAAAAATCAACCCCCAATATATTCCTTTTTGCAGAAATAAGTTAGAATGGTTTGATGATAAAATTAAACAACTTTCATTAGCCAATAAAACTATAATTGCAAAAGCTGTATATGCTCAAGAAGAAGATAGAATTTGTAGAACAGAGGGAGATATTTGGGGAGATAGTCCCGATGATTCGGCCAGAGAAGATTACGAATCACAAATGTTTGGTGGCGAGTATTTTTATAACGGTTCTGATTAAACTTAATAAGGAGAAAGAAAGTTGGATGCTTATATCACGTGTAAAAGTATAAACGTCATTACTGATAGCAGTAAAACTATAACGGTGCATCTTTTTGATTTTGACAAAAACGAAATACTCGGTTGCCTAACGAAAGAAGATGTTATGGAACATTTCGATCTTATAGAGAAAGAAGATTAACACGGTTAGTCCTGTGGCGGAATGGCAAGAACGCAACTCCCAACTATTGACGGATAGTGGAGATTGAAACGATGAAATCTTTGTGAAGTCGTAAATCTACATTCCGGGTTCGAGTCCCGGCAGGGCTACAATTCTCACAATGGTTATCAGCATCCAGAGAATCTTGACATAGCAAAGAAAAACTGACTTGAATATCCTATGGTGCAGTGAGTAGAATTCTCATCAAACGAAACAGAAAAACCGGCAGCCCGGAAAGTACGGGCAATTATTTCTATAATTTAAGGAGAAAACATGGTATCAATAAATATAAGAATAGAACATGATGCAACAAAGGATAAAGACAATAATCCTTATTTGCAAGTTTCGGTTGATTTGCTTAAACGTGAAGATGCAGACGACATGGAATGGCGTATAGCAAAAACTTTTGAGGAAACAATGAAGTTCGTTCTAAAAAGAATGTCAGAAGAAACGCTTTTTACTTTTGAGATTTAGGAGGAAATATGAAAAATTTATTTGGTAAAAATATAAGTTTTGGGAGTGTAACAAATAAGATGAAAAAATTTTGCGGAGAAAAAAGATTTTATCGTTACAAACCAACTGCACGTCTAAGACGATTGCAGAAAAGGAGGAAAGGGGTATGATAAAATTTAACCCAGAAAACAAAGAAATTTTAACTTATGGCGAATGCTTAGAACCTGCGATGGAAATAACGGATGCGGAAGAAGCTAAAAACTATTTGACCGAATATACTGTATATCAACAGAAAATGATGGATAAGGAAAAACTGGATTATAAAGGGTTGACAGCAGAACAAATCGCAAAACAGAATCTTGGATATTTTGCCGGATATTATAACGATGAAACAAGACTCAGAATAGAAGAGTTGTTTATTTGTTCACATCCTTTTTTCGGGAAAGCAGAAAATGGCATTCCTACAAACAGAGAAGCGTTTGAAATTGGAGTAAATTATGATAAGAAGAGGAGAAAACAATGATAAAAATAGAAGTAACCTATGAAAAAGATCAAAAAGAATGGTGTGTATATACACGCTATATGCAACATAGCGAATACCCTAATGAGGGTGATACAGAATAGTTTCAGTCAAAAAAATTAGCTTTGAAATACTTGCATCAGAAAAAGTATATCCCAACCGTTGAAATAAAAATATTTAGGAAAGATGGTAAGCTACAAAAAACATATAAGGTGAACAATGATAACAGATGAAAAGATAAAGCGGTTGGTAGCAAAAATTGCCAACTATGCAGAAAGTGCTGATCACGAAGTGTTTGGAATACCAATGGGTCCAGAAAGCATGAAAAGAATAAACGCCATTGTCCGCCAGTGGTTGGAAGAGAATAAACCGGTATTGCCTACATTTGAGGAAGCAACAGAAATATGCCAAGAAAGTGATTGGGCGTTTGCTGCCGTACAACCCAAAGGAGAAGAAATCAATTGGACTGATGCGGCAAATTTCTATCTGAATGGATTTGTTGATGCCACAAAACTATTAACCAACAAAGAGAATACAAAAACCGTTAAGAACGATCCTATTTGCAAAAGAACTGATTGTTTATTCTATAACGAAAAATATGATTGTTATTGTTCAAACGCATTCATGAATCCAACAACATGTGAGACAGATAGTCATTACACTAAAAAATAACCAACGAAGGAGAATAAAATGTTAGGTCTCGGTTATATACCTTATGTGAAAGGTACCGTTGTAAGTGATTATTTTTCTTGCAAAATGATAATTACTGATAACGAAAAGAAGAAACTAAAAAAGTTGAAACGTTCACAATATAAAAAGAAATAATAAAAAGAAATAGGAGAATAAAATGAAAATAGCCAAAGAAATAAATGTTGTTTGCGATAAAGGAGAAAAGGGTTTTCAATTACGGATTGGAGGATTTCTTGATAAGAAAAATACGTATTTACGTTTTGAGTTGAATACAGAAGGTTCTTATTGCGTTGGTACGATCGGGAATAATAGGTTGTACCGATTAGCAAAAAATATTGTAAAACAATTTGAAATAGGAGAATAATATGTTAGTAAAGCAAGTTATCTATAATTTTGTTGACAATAAGACCTACGTAGTTGATACCGTTGGAGTGAGAGGTGTAGTGTCTATCGAAGAACACCAACCACTTGGTGAAGACGATAAGTGGCATTACCTTATAACCTATGAAGATGGCTTAATGGTTAGAACATTTAATCCTAATACCGTTACTTACAAGAAGGAGAATAAATAATGTTAGTAAAGTTTAAGCCAGTAGGATGGAAATTACCAATTTTGATAGATTCTACAAAAATACATGTAGAGTCTGATTTGGTCGTTCTTCCAAAATGTGATGCAAGAGACCATGATTATTGCATAATTGATGACACTACTCTTGCCTATCTTGAAAATGCCAAAGTGCACGAGGGTATGAGAAGGGTGAAAAGAAAAGGTTCTAAATCTGGCTGGATAAATATAAACGCTCCTCTTGTATATCCAGATGAAATGACGGGATACATGATTGAGTATGATGACGGCTCTATGGAAGTCGAGGGATTTGCCTATCTTACTTTCATTCCCTACGAGATGGAGGTATAGATGAAAACAGTTGAAATACTTTTATTGATTTATATGTTTGGAGTTGTAATTTTTATGTTTGCAACTATTCACAGAGAGAATAGATTAGAAAAACGTATAAAAAAGTTGGAGGATAAAAATGGATAGAGAGCATAAGTTTAGAGGATTGCGAAAAGACGGCAAGGGATTGGTATATGGAGATTTATGTAAACACCCAGAAGTTGGGACAACCATTATGTCCCACAATGAACCTTTGTTCCAGAATGATGGTGTATACTTAGGAACGGAAGTTATCCCAGAAACCGTAGGCGAATATACCGGACTAAAAGACAAAAACGGTAAAGAGATTTATGAGGGTATGACCATATGCCGGTTTGGAGGGGAAAAATATAGAAGTCTGTATAAGGTAAAAAGAATTATAGAAGATTTTCGTAATGGTTGGTTTATGGTTGATAAGTTTGGAAATATTTTAGATTTGGGAAAGGTAGGGTGTGAAACAATAGAAGTAATTGATAACCCAGAATTGGAGGATAAATGAGAAGAATTGAGATAGGGTGGAAAACCCCAAAACAGACAATCGGCAATATATTTCTTTTGGCTCAAGACGATAGGAATTATATTTGCGTAAGTGATATTGGAAAAATACTTGTCTATTCCAAAGAAGATTTTACTATCCGTTTCCTTGATCCACTGGAAGAGGAAAAACAGATATTCGGAAATACCGAACTTGTTAAACAATTGCAAGTGGATATTTATAATGATAGGTGTAATTTTGAGAAATCAATCATTGAACTCACAGAGAGAGTTGAGAAGTTGGAAGCAGACAATGAGAAATTTCCAGAGATAGTTAATAGATTGGAAATGGTTGTAGGTATGTTTGGTATCACACCAACAATGCAGGGCGAATCCGAGAGGGTTGTCGGAAATACCGACATACCGCCCCGGACATGGACAAGGGAAGAGATAGGGGAAGCGTTATTTAACTATCTTATAGGTTGCATCAACGAGGAAGAATATAAAAAATATAAGTCCGTTTACGATGAAGGAACGCAAGAGGATGTTTGTTGCTTTTTCTTTGAACTTGACAAGATCAAGTCTAACGACCTAACCTGTAAAGAAATAGTTGAAAAACATAGTAATTTAACGAGGTGAAAGATGATCGACCGTAAAAAGGTATACGAGAAATATGGTGGTCGCTGTGCATATTGCGGAAATATTATTTTGTTTGAGAATATGCAGGTTGATCATAAAATCTCTAAGAGAGATGGCGGTACCGATAACGAAGAGAATCTTAATCCTGCATGTCGAACATGTAATCACTACAAAAGAGCTTTTGGAATAGAGGGTTTCCGAAAAAGGATATCTGGGTTACACGAAAGAATAAAAAAAAGTTATACAATGAAAGTTGCTATAAGATACGGAATATTAAAAATTACATGGCAACCATTTGACGGAAAATTTTATTTTGAGAAGGTGAAAGATGGCTTACTGTGATTATATGCACTGTGCTGTATGTGATTGTAAAGTTCACTATGATGGCAGTGTTGATTATGATGACTATGAAAGAGGTTGCGAACCAGTCGTACTTTGTAAAGACTGTATGAAAACACACGAAATAATTATTCAAGAGATTGAGGTGAAAGATGAAAAAGAGTGAAAATAAGTTTGCTATTATTAATTCCGATGGAATTGTTTGGACGGACAAAGAATGGGAACTTCTAGTTTACAATAACAAAAGATCGGCAGAAAGGGCGTTACTTGGTTTATCGTGTTCTGACAACATGAGAATAGTTCCTGTTACTATAACCTACGAGGTGAAAGAATGAAATTTGTTGTAGCTTTCTTGTTTATAATAATAGTCGGTGTTTTGCTTACATCCATATTTGAATTGTTTACCGGAATTAACAAAATTAGTCACGATGTATCTCAGAGAATGAGAGCAAGATATCAAATGCAAACAGCTAAAATATTTGAGTTATAATATGAATGATAATCTTATAGAAATACAGAAACAGGAAAATATACTCCGTCAACTTATAACAGCGGAACAGGAAACCTTAAAGAACCTGTCTGATATCAGAGACTACATTAAACAGGTAGAGTTTGATATAAAAAGTCTTAAGAGAAAGGAAAATAGCCTATGAGATAAAATAAAAGCACTCATGTTAAGTTAATTTAAGAATAGTTCAGAAAATGACCGGTAGAGAGGGTTTAAAGCTATTCCCTCTCTATCTTTTAAACAATTTGTAGGAAAAACATGGAATATAAATATAAGCTATATGCTACCTCGCATACTATACCAGCTAATACTCTTGGTGAGATACTGGCATCAAGAAAAAAGATGGGGTGGAGCGCTTTTACCCATTTAATACCGGCTTGTCAGATATATGAAGTAACCGGACTTAATAAAGAAATATGTCCGTTAAATCACAATAAAATGGTTGAATATTACAAGAGTAAGATATATAAAATAGATTGTTATTATTTAAAATGTCATGGTATATCTTATTTCTTTATAAGAAATATAGACAAAATAAACTAATTGGGGTTATATGACAAAGATAATAAATAATGTTAGGCCCTGTAATGGTATACCGGTCTGTGAAGAACATGGCACTATATATCTTGAGAAGGTAAGTATAAAGAACCACCAAGCTATTATAGGATACAGAGTACCATGTAAGTGCGAAGAATATAAAAAAGAGAAGGAGAATAAAAAATGTTAACTTATGTAGCAGTTATGGAATATTCTAAATATAATCATAATATAGATGGTTATGAGCATTCCGTAAAAATTATTTATGCCGGTGATTCTCTTGGTCAGGCCAAAAAAGCAATAATGGATGATAGTGATATAGACGTGATTGGCGCCAAAATACATATATTCGGCGGTATAAATGAACATGGAATATATAATGTTGATATTATTACTACTGATGGTGATACTAGGTTAATCAAGAACAACAGAATGTACGTATTTCCGTTTATAAAGACAAAGGAGAAAGAATGATATGTGGGAAGAAATCAAAAAGATTTATCATGAAACCTATATTCTTGGGAATATTATATTATTTCTTGTTGCTATTGGTTTCGGCTATTATTGCATACATACTGGCTGGTATCATGCAGCTAATTTTGTAGGGGGGCTGGCATTTGTGTTAGGGTTTAACCTGCATGATTGTATTGATTATGGCCGTAGGTTTAACAAGTATAATGATATTAGAGCGGTTGTAGGCAGTAATTAACATATTAGTATCTATCAAAAAAGTATAACGGCTTATAGGGTAGAACAATGGATAGTAATGTTTATGTTGGGTGGTTTGATATGGTCGGTTATCAGTCCGTGGGCGGTATTATGGGGATTTATCATGTGGCAGTTCTGCGTGGCTGACTTCTTTTTCTATCTGGTATTAAAAGAACCTATACCTAATATGCATTGTGATTGGCTAGAGAATTGGTCAGTTATCGCTGCTATTCTTAAACCGGTAGGTAGAACCAAGTTCTATTGTATGGCAATAATTGGGCTATTGTTGCCTTTGGTATGGATGATTATTAACTTAATAAAAGGATAAAATATGAATAATGAAAGTAAAAAGTATTTGTTACAAAGAATAACAGATATATCTTTAAAGCATCAGTCCGATCTTAACCTTTCCTATATGGAAAAACTTGGTAAAACTAGTTGGGATGATATAGTAAAAGAATGGTATACTAACCTTTCTATCGCTAAACTTGTTCTTGTTGGTAAAGCGCTTGTTAACCTTGACAGGAATCCCGGTCAAACTATCTATAACGGTATAGAAAGTATAGTCAAACGGGCATTACCGGAAGAGTATGCACAACTTAAAAGGAACTATGAAAAATCCGGCAATGATTTATTGGCATGGAAAACCTTTATATCTTATGACATTAAGAAAGAAGAAAACAATCTGAAAGATAACATCATGTTCGGTAACAATGAAGAGATATTGGCGCAACTAAAAGAGTTTAGTGAAAAGAAATTCTTCTAAATCCTACCTAATCGCTCGCTATACCCTGTTGTATCCCGTTTATAGCCAACGGAACAGGGTATATTCCTTAAATAAATAAATAACAATAACAATGGAGAAAATAATGAGAAAAGTAATCAATCACAAACTTTACGATACATGTACCGCAACCAAAATAGCCAAATATAGTTACAATAGTGGCGATTTTTCACAGTTCGACGAAGAACTGTATAAAACCAAAAACGGTACATATTTTATGGTAGGTATCGGTGGTCCTATGTCTAGATACCACGAGAGTATTGGCAGCATTACATATGGTACCAGAGAGTTATTTCTAATGGATGTCATGGAAGTAAAACGTTGGCTGGCTGATCATGATAAACTTGATGAGTTTCAAGAGGAATTTGGTCTACCGGAAGAGGGATAATATGAAACTAGTATGGAAAAAGTATATAAATATTCAATGGAACCCAAATAGAACAACATGGGTTACTTATGATGAGACTGGTTATAGGTACGAAATATATAGAGAAAAGGGTGATTTTCATTATAATGTAGTTCTAAAGGGTGTTATATTGTATGAAAAGGCTGCTTATACTCTTTGGGGTGCCAAAAGACAGGCAAAAATGTTAAGACAATACTGTTAAGTGTAATATTTGTGTAGAATTTCTTTTTAGGGTATAGATTTTGGTGTTGCATTCTGCTCATTCTGGGGGTATATTGCTCATAGAGCGCACCTAGCGGCATATACCAGAAAATAATAAATAAGTGTAATATTTACAATAGTGGTTAATACTGGGCCAAACGATAAATAGTGGAGTATAAATGTATAAGAAATATATTGTTTTGCTTGTAATGTTTGTTAGTTTTATTTGTGAACCCTGCTACCCACAATCTAAGTATCATATACGTAAATTTATTGATGTAGATACCGTAATAAAAATAAGTGAGTGCAAAACTATTCTTGTGGGTGGTGAAGCCTGTTATAAAATTGACAGTAAGAGCCATCATGGTTCTAATCTTGTAATAATGACTGTTCCGGAGGGTTATAATGGTTATGGTTATATAGGTAAGTATAGTGATGAAAAGTCGTGGTTGCACGGTTATAAACTCAGTGCAGATAATAAGAAACTAATTTGGTGTGATAGATTTAAATAATAAAAATAGGAGTTATTATGGGTTGTGATATACATCTACATATAGAAATTATGATAGACGATAAATGGGAACATTATTCTGCTCCCAAAATAGATAGAAACTACGAACTGTTTGGTCTTATGGCCGGGGTAAGAGATGAAACCATTGAACCTATTTGTCTTCCAAAGGGTATTAAAGACATAGAAGACATGACCACCATTACGCGTTTTGATATGGAAAGGGCGTTCTCTGATTGGCATCATTTTTCATGGTTTAACAAAAATGAAATAGAAAAATTTTCAGAAGAAATAACTAAATCCTTTATAAAAGATAATGGATACCCTGTAGATTTAGAACAAGACATATTTCATTTATATCTGTTTGGTGACGATTTCCATGGTCCTTATCGTAATGAAATTCAGGATGTAAGATTTATATTCTGGTTTGACAACTAAATAGGAGATAATGTGGCCGTATATTCTAATAGTACTGACGGTATGGTACTAGGTGATCAGTGTTCTAAGTGTATATTTGGTGAGAAAGCATGCCCTATCCTGCAGGCACAGTTGGAATATAATTATTCCCAGCATGATAGCCGTGTAGCCAAACAGATTCTTGAAACCATCGTTAGCACACAGTATAGCTGTGAAATGATGCATAGGTTTGAGAAAGAACTTAGTGTATGTGATCCCAAATTAACCATGTGTAGTGCCTGCCATTGTGATATATCGTTTGATTGCGCTTATTGAGTAGTGTCTGGTACCGAAAAACATAGAGTAAAAGTCTTATATGGTGATAATGGTACATCGTATCCTAATAGTGTTGTTGAGTGTGAGGATACCAATGATAAAGAATATAAGTGGAAAAATAAAAGGATAAAAAGATAATATGAAAAAGTTAATACTAATGTTGTTTGTTTCTGTAATATGTGTAGGACAGAATGTAAAAGTAGATAGTGGTATCCATTTTTACGATAGTAGTTTTTATACTTTACATCATGATACCTTGGTAACTCTACCAGATACCACGTATTACGAATTAGTGATTTATGTTGACATGGATAATAATGTTAAAGTGGATAGCTGTTATACCGTGGAAATGGTAACAGGTTATGGACTGACTAAAGACAATATTGATGAATATAGGTATCATTATTTAACCTATCTGGTTCCTGGCAAAGAAACTGTTTATTACCTAACAAGAAACAAAGAGTTGCTTAAGTATAAGAGAGTTATAGTGGCTTTTCCTTAAATATGAATATCCGGGTACCATATGATAAAACTTTTGGTAATTATATTTGTGCCATCTGGTAAGAGGTATGATCGCTGAACGGGGCGTGAAGTGGGAGAGAAGCCCACACCGGATATGCGTTTTAGGTGGGTTCTGCGGTTGGATGGTATCCAACAAGGTTCATAACCTACGTGTGGGTTCGAATCCCACCAGAACCCCAAACATGTAAATACGAAAGCCAGAAGTTGATAGGAGTGGCGTCATTGGCTAGGTCGCCCTTCTTTTGCATGGATAGAGGATATAGGGGATGCATACCGTTAGCGGTCCCTGTATTCTCTATTTTTTTTATAATATTTTTGGGTTTGGTGTGTGGTTGTTTGTTGTAATGGTTTAAGTAGTTATTGACCCCAGTGCCTTTTATTTGTTGATGATGGTTAAGAGCGGTTATTATTAGTTATCACACTACCCACAAGGCTTACGTTATATCAGTATCTACCCCATAGATTACGAGTACGGGGCGGTGTACCGTAGTGCCTTCTGACTAACAGCGTTCTACAATGACTGGCTAATATTAGCCATAAACTGTCATACTATTGACAACTGTTTAATAATTCTACACACAACCGTAGAAACATTATACATTTTCAATAAACACACACAACAATAATACATCATATCCCGTATTATCAATCTTATACCCAATACATAAAAATAACAAAATATGTAAACATAACAACAAACTATCCACTACAAAATAACCTATCCTCTCAATAAATACCAATATTATTTTATATTGGTGTTTCCCAATTTTTAATAACACAAGGAGTTGTTATGTTATTAGTAATTATTATAGGAATGTTGGCTCTACTGCTATCGTTCCCTATTCATATTATTATAAGGAATTACCAGCTATGAAATTCTTTACTATCCATTATGAATGTAATGATACCACCAGATACTATGTACGTAATTATAGTGGTAGAATCATTGAAATGGAGTATTCTGCATGGTTAACATATCAGGATACTCTCGAAAATGCCAGTATTTACTATGAAGTAATAGCTGCATAATATAATAAGTAAATATTTATAGGGACAGATGATGCCATAACTGGGTAGGTCGTGAAAAGCTCCAGTCCAACATCATCTTTATCCCTACAACAATTCACAATAAACACCTATACCATTTTATACAATAAAAACTATTGTATTGTGGTATAGGACAATAACAACTTTATAACATGGAGATTATTATGAATTCCAACGTAACATTAAAACTACAGAAAGGTACCAATCCTTTATTTGATGCTCAGGTAACTATTGAAAACTGGAAAGAGAAAGAAGCATTATATGTAGCCAAGAGTTCCGGTTACACTGAAGCGGTTAGAACAGGTAAAGTTAGAAAAATTACTGTTCAGCATAAAGACGGTACTATGAGCGAAAGATTTGCTATGCCATTTGCCGGTAATGAAATAACAAGTGGTAATTGCAGAGCTGTTGATGAGAATGGTGAGATTGTTGGCAATTATTTATTTACCTTGGCTGAACAGGGTATAATTCTTAAAGGTAGTCCAATAGTTGATGCACCATTTGGACCAGCAGAACAGACCGAACCAGCACAAGAACTTCCTTATTAAAAAGATATTAAACAGGGGTTATCTTGAGCATCGCAATTATAGCTCTCTTTGTCACAGACAAAATTTGATAACCCCTAATGCTTATAACTCCAACGCATAACCTCCAACGATATACTTTTACGCACAGGACAATAGAGATGTTGTCCTGTAATTTTTTAACTATACTATTGACAATAACCAAATAAGATATATTTTGGAACAAAGGAGATACAATGAAAACACCAAACTGGAATAAAATGTTCCTGTATTATTATAGGAAATACAAAGGACTATGGATAGCCGAGACCAAAGTAACCAGAGCCATATCATGGTCAACCATAAAAGCATGGCATAGCAATACAGCCACAGGTATTTTCAAGTTTCCGAAAGTAGGACTGTATAAATCCATGCTGTATTATATGGACAGGTACAAACTGGTGGATATAGATGCAATAATGAACCACATCCATCCCATGATAGACAAATGCAGCCTATCCAAAGAAGAAAAAAACAGATTATTACAAATGTATTACGTAGATCCGGAGGAAAAATGATAGCACTAGAAGATTTAAAAGGAATGACAGAAGAACAAGTAAAACGGCATATTGCTAATAAATATACCGGGAAACAGTACGAAACTACCACACAAAACCAAATAGACCAAATAGAGAAATATTTACAAGATTATAATATTCTGTTTGCATACAAATCTGTTGGGAGCTATAGATGTGATAGTTCATCGTACTTTCTTCTGGAAAATAAGTATACTAAAGAACTAGTTGAAAACTTTGGTGGTCATTGTAGCTGTTATGGCTTTGAAGATCAATGGGAACCAGAACCGGTTACATTAGAACAGTTAAATGACAGAATAACTAAAGCCGATCTTTTCTATACCGGTGGTTATGATGACAATAAAACAATAAATCAAGAAATAGGAAAAAAGTTTATTCTTGATTTATATAAAGAAAGCACAAAATATGATGCGAGGTATCAATGAAAACTATAAAATATTTATTACTATGGTCGGTACTACTTGTATCAGCTATAGCTCAGCAGCAATCTGCAGAAAGCCATGTAAGTATAGTTGTAATGCCGTACACGATAACAGAGGTTAACTATGATAAATCGTTATGGACATTTACAGAACATGGTGCTGTAATAGACCAGATAGAAATATCTGTTCGAAATAATACCCAGAATATTACCTCTCTAAGTACAAGAGTACAGCAGTTGTTTGACAGTACGGAGGTAAAGATAAGATTGTTCCCTAATGGCAATAACACAGTCATAATCTATGGTGAACAGTTTGTAGATGTCAATCCATCAGTATTTGTTAGAAATATTGTAGGTAGTCAGAAGTTTATGGCTACCTATACCATAATCACCAAACAATACCAAAGCGTAGAGGAAATAATGAGAGCTGTTGTTTGGACTTTAGAGGTAACACCATGACAATACTTGACGTGCTACAATTGCAGGTAGAGGCTCTACATGATGAAAACCATGAAGCAAAACACCTGGAGTATAGTATCCATTTGCTTAAGAAAGGTTATCCGGTAGATCATGAGTTTGAGTACGAGGATATCTACGATCCCATGTGGTATAATATACCGGATTACAAAGAACTACAACAACAGAAATTGATGGAAAATATTGCTCACAAGAATGGCAATTTTATCCAAATAGACAGTATGAATAAAATAGCTAAACAAATAAGAATACCAAAAGAACCTTACTGAAAAAGAATATTTAGAACAAAAAGAAACAAAAGTATCCTAAAATAGATACAAAGTATCCTAGTAATAGGACGTTGGTTCCCTGACCAAATAGAGGAATAGTTTAATTACTATCCTCTATTTTTTTTATTGTGGTAGTTCTTTCTTGACAATAATAATAGTTTTGTGTATTATTGTGATAGAACAATAAAAGGAGATACTCTCTATGATTATAGACGGCAAGAATATACCAGACAAAGATAGTATATATGATCCTATAAGATATATACGTATAGCCAAAGGACCTAATGAAGGCTGGCATCCTATGTATATCTCATTAAAAGAGTTTAGGAAAGAACATACCAAAGAAGAGGTGCCAACAGTATATAGACCCTATTGGGAATGCGAGAAGATAGGTGATTGGTGTTATACCGATGACGGATGGATTATACAGTGTCTAAATAAATATGAACTGGTACCAACATTTTATAAAGAACGTATAAAACTTAATCCCGAAAGTCTTAATAACAGAAATGCAGTACAATGTTTTAAGTTTGCTGCACGGACTTGTAATGTATATTGCAGGAAAGACGGTACATTAAAAGCAACCAAGTTTTATGGTGTAGAAGTAAAACTTGATAGCACAAGGCTATCGGAAAATTATAATCCGTTGGGTAAATACATAACAGAAAAGAAAAAACATTTTATTACATTGGTGGTTACGGGTAGTTCACCGGCATCAGCTTACATGATATCCCACAAGGTATCTTATGGTATAGCCAAAAGTAACGCATATAACTTACTAATGAAAGATGAAAGAGTAATGAAGGAGATAAGTAGACGTATGGGAACTAACTTAATAGACGATCTAAACAATAAAGGTATGAATAGCGATTACATACTGGATGAGCTAAAGAAAATGATAGATAACAAGAAAACAAACAGTAATGTCAAACAGGCATTACTCCTTTTCTTGTTAAAAGTACAGTATAAAATGGAAACCAGAACCACCGGACTTATAGACCATAACAAGATAACTAATGCTGAGATAATAGGTGATCCGGAAGAGAATAGACAGAAATTGTTGAACAATATAAACAATAAAGAGGAATAAACAGTATGGGCATAGTAAGAATGGCAGTAGAACTAATAAAAGATTTCCAACTTTTTAGTTTAGGTGGTATAAGAATAACCCTATGTAAAGGAATATATGAATATGATGAACTAAAAACGAAATTAGACTATATGTATAAAATAAGTGGTATGGATATCATGACAGGTAAATGGACAATAGAAAATATGATCAAAGAAAACCCAGATTACCTAAAACCTATATATGATATTGAGGAATAATATGGAAGAAACAATTTTTGACAATATAGAACAGATGGAAGACATTATAAAAAATCTATTTGCAGATAAATATTCTAAGAAAGCCAAAATAGGTGCATTAGCATTCTTTGAGCATAGGAATCTTGGTGAATTATTTGAAAAATACGGATATACTAATTATTACCATAAGGACAAAAATAACAATTACGATATTTACAAATTCGCATTAGTTAAAAAATTAGGACTAGAATTTAAACTAACCTAACACCCACATACCATCTCTAAATTTATATGCACCGGGTTTGGGTTCTTTATGACCAAATATCTTTTCATAATTGGGTACATCTATATCAAAAAACAATTCACTACCTAACTGCATTAAATGGCTTTTCATACCATAACCCGGGCCAAGTACGGAATGTCTTCTACATTCATCCATACCTTTTTGTACCATATCTACCGGTGGCGGTTCTTTTATATTTATTAGCGACATATTATCCTCTCTTTTTTTAAATAGGGGTATCTTGTTATACGATACCCCATAAAATTTAGCAACCTTTACCTTTGCCTTTTTTTTGTTGATTTTGCCATAAGCTATCACCTCCTTATTGCTGCGGTGCTGGTTGTGCTGGCTGTGCCTGCTGACCACTATTTTGTAACATTTGTATAGCTGCCTCAGCAACTTTGGCTATAAGCCGAGGATCCCCAAGAGATACCAAAGCCTGTACT